TATGTATTTCTACCAATTCAACGTTTTCTTCATTTTTAATTCTGAAAATACACTTGTGAATAGTTTCTATTAGTTTATCCAGTTTATCAGCAATATCAACTTTGCTAATATTATTGTCTGGGTTAAATCGAATAAATACCCATTTGCCACTATGTATCATATACACATCATCATAACGAATTTCTTCATCTTTTTTATCATATCCTATATGACCGAACTCATCTGTTTCAATTGCTAAAATTGTATTACCTATCAATTTACGATGGTCTATACGTCGACGATGTGTGCAATCACAATTATCAGTATAAAGAGGTTTGTCATGTATAAACCCATCAAAGTTTTCATTGATTATATTTCTTACCATTATTTCTTTGGTATGTGTGTATATAACTTTGCTTCGTGGATCGTCTGGAAATATACGTTTGAAACAAGTTGCGCAATATCCATCGTATTTTGATGAACCGCTACGACTATCTATCCAATCTATACAATTAGGACATCTTGTGCCGCCACCGTGTGCTATACATTTATCGGTTTTGCCTTGGGCACTCGCTTGGCAACCGGGTTCAATACATCTTGCTCCGCCACCATGTGCTACACATTTATTGGTTTTGCCTATGGCGCTCGATTTACAATCTGGTTCAATACATCTTGCTCCACCGCCGTGTGCTACACATTTATCGGTTTTGCCTTGGGCACTTGCTTGGCATCCGGGTTCAATACATCTTGCGCCGCCACCGTGTGCTACACATTTATCGGTTTTACCTTGGGCGCTCGCTTGGCAACCGGGTTCAATACATCGCTTACCGCCACCGTGTGCTACACATTTATTGGTTTTGCCTCGGGCACTTGCTTGGCAACCGGGTTCAATACATCGCTTACCGCCACCGTGTGCTACACATTTATTGGTTTTGCCTGCGGCGCTCGCTTGGCACCCAGGTTCAATACATCGCTTACCGCCACCATGTGCTTTACATTTATCGGTTTTGCCTTGGGCACTTGCTTTACAATCTGGTTCAATACATCGCTTACCACCACCGTGTGCTATACATTTATCGGTTTTGCCTTGGGCACTCGCTTTACAATCGGGTTCAATACATCGCTTACCACCACCGTGTGCTATACATTTATCGGTTTTGCCTTCGGCACTTGATTGGCAACCTTGTTCAATACATCGCTTACCGCCTCCATGTGCTTTACATTTATCGGTTTTGCCTCTGGCGCTCGCTTTACAATCGGGTTCAATACATCGGCGTATTTTACGTGGTTTTATTGCAACAGAATATTCTTGCGACATTTTTGATTATAGATAATTATATTATCTTATCTATAATTTATATCAATTTATTTGTTTCTTAAATTGGCACTTGTAATGAAGATGTAAAACTGGAGACTTTTAAGGTGCAGTAATTTACACACCGACATTTATATTCAACGGTTTATATACACATTACAATACCTTCATACAACTCCGGCTTTGTCTTACGTTTTTCAGTCCCCATAGACCCGAACTTTCCCGGAGTCACATTCACGACAGGTAAGTTCAGTTTTTGTGAAATATCGACAAGGTCCTGTAACTTATAGGCCGTTATTCTGCTGATCGGCGCAGAAATACTCTCCATCAACCAATAATTCTTACGAATATATGTAAGGTAATCTGTATTTAATTTGTTTGGCGCGATATACAATACGTACTTTCCCTTAACTTTTTCAAGAATAAAGGTGCCGCTGCCGCTGCCCCCACCGCTGCTAATTTCGTAATACTTTCGGTCTTGAACAATACACACTGAAATGGATTTACAGACCGCGATGGCGTGTAACGTCTCTAATGTAATAAACGGCTTATGGACAAGACTTTCTTCCAACCCGCTTAGCTTTATTTTATTTGCTTTTAATATCGTTTTATTCTGTCGCATATCTTCGATTAACTCAAACTTGAACCGATTGGATTCAACATACGAATTTTCGATTGTTTCATACTTTTCGGTGCCATATAACATAATATATGCCGACCATAGTATTGAATCATTACATGACGGCGGATATTTGTAACTGTATTGGGTCATCACGTCTGGGTTGAATATGACGGAAGATGAGGTTGTTGAACTACCGTCGGAGTCGCGGTCGGTGTCGGTGTCGCTGAGAATCGATTCTGATGACGGTATATACACGAACGGTTGTTCTACAGGCACAGGCACAGGCACAGGCACAGGCACAGGCACAGGCACAGGCACAGGCACAGGCACCGGCACGCTTCGTTCGCGTAAAACCTTCGTTTCATAACATAGAATACTCCCTCCTCCGCCAATCATATTTTCATTTGTAAATGAAAAAGAATTATAGAGACAAGGAATTATACCTGTCATCGTGTGCTATATTATTTCACAAATTATCTTTATGCGTTTTATTGTCGAAGAATTCCTTCGTGAGACATTGTTTTTGCTGTTCAACCTCATTCAGTTGTTTCTCCTGTTTTATTACATATGTCATATAATCATATAATTCCTGTAACAATTCATTATTCAATTTGGAAATATTTACAAACACACCATTCTTATTCTCGTTAATTTGGGTATGCTTTAAGTTCAAGATTCGCAATATTTCGACTTGATGAACAATCGGCATATTTTCAATCCCCTCCTTTAGTGTCATTAGATAATTTGTCTTTGCTTCAACCTCTTGAGCAATTGTCTGGATTTCATCCATCGCACTAAGACTCGCAACGGCGGTCGATGATTTTGATGAGTAAAAAGAACCTGCTGCCGACATTATTTTACATTACATACTAATCAAACTTTATATTCATTCTCATTCATGGTGAAACTGCGTCGAGTAACATCGCGATAATCGTCACGTGAGTGTCGTGTAATACAAACCGGCGTCCTATAATTTCCACCGTCAAAATGTCATTTTCTTCGATACGAGAGAATAACTCGCGCATATTTGAGTTCATATCACGCGAGAGGAACACTTCAATCGGTGATACGTGCCCATGTTGTAAATCTCTAGCACCTGCGCGTATTCCTGCTTGGGTTATCGTCTTTGCGACGCATGTAATAACGGTATGTTCATCTGGAAAACAAATGAGACAATCGGCTGTAATATCGAAATTGATATTTGCGGCTGCCAATGTTCCGCATGAATGAGATCTGATAGTGACTGAATTTGGCGATATATATCCCTCGACAGAACAACGCCCTTCGACACTTTTGGCGAGCTCGGATCTTAGTAACTGTGTTATATTGACACTCTTGTTTAATTTATAGAATGGTATTGACAACCTGCGGTTGATTCTCCGTTTCACAAACAACGATAGGTCGCAATATGGAGTAACATCTTCTTCAACGACAGGTTCGGCGACGATGACGACTGGTTCGGCGACGATGACGACGGGTGCGAGCGCTGGTGCGGGTGCTTTCTTCTTTGATTTCGGACGGATGGTTCTCGTAATCGTAGTCGCAAATGCCAATGCCGACGCCATAATGACTATATCAATTCTAGAAATATGTTTATATCGGTATCAATTTTATTGTCTCAAATATAATCGCAAATGACTACGTCGTATGTTGGCGTCTTTGCGTCTGTACTCGTAATCGTCTCGACGATTTGAAGCGGACGACCACACCCGAAGATCAAACCATCACGCACAAGTGCGTCACAAACTTCCTTGCTTGCGTGTGGAGGGATATGCTTCATATCACACTTATAGACCCCGTGACGCAATATTCGGCAATTGAAATCAACATTAGACACTACAAATGGTTCTTCGCAGTGCTTACAAATGAAAACATAATCCATGGATGTAATACTATAATAATTTATTTATTATACTATCTATTATACTATCTATTATACTATCTATTACACCAGCTCGCCAATGACCGATATTGATTCGTCGCCAATTTCAAACCGTTGGCCAATGACCCTAATGCGAATTTCTTCCTCTTCTTGAAGACGCGTAAAATCCGCGCGGTGATAATGATGGTCGCGTGCTACAAAAACAGTAACAGGGGATTTCGGTTCATTCAATGTTGCGCGAATCCCCGCCAAACTAATATTCTTAATCACGCATGAAAATACAACACCCTCTACCAATGAACAAGACTCACACTCATATACCACGTCAAATATCGCGTTTTTACCGTAGAGGTATCCGTTGGAGTAGGTAAGAATTTTCACACTATTTGGACGAATAAAACCTTCGGCAGAGCACTTTCCTTCCACGATTTTCGAGAGAATATGTTCCAGAGTATCTTTTACATTCCGCCCAATAATGCGGAACGGAATCTCTAATTTACGTGTTAATAAAATGGTTGTGTAAATACCCAACTTGGGTGCGGATTGAACAGTTCTATTGGATGATGACATATTACTATAATATTGCTATACTTTATTTCTCTATATGTAATCTCTCGATGTCGCATAATAGAGACTCGCATGGAGTGAAGAACCACTTGCGTCCGTTGATTCCCTTACGATGAAACGTCCTCAACAGAAATTCTTGAAATACGCATAACTCTCGCTGGGTTCTCTGTTTCGTATTATCGGTGGTGAGTTTGTATTCATCGCCTTGCGTCGCGGGATTCATCGAGAGAATCGTATTAATAACGGTTATCGCGTCTGTTTTACCTGATTGGTCACATCGCGCGCCTTTATCTCGCTTCTTTGACATCACTTTGACTTTGAACACGAGATATTCCATTTTGAATAGCGATATAAACCCGATAATCATGTTCATACTTCGTATTTGCTCTGTTTGGATTTTCCCTAAAAGAAGTTCGAAGTCGCGTTCATCTTCCGGTTCGGCTGCGGTCCATTCGCGGGTTTCGTAGCGTAATACAACTAGTGCGAATAGCTCCTTCTTTTTCTTGTCAAATAATAACATTCCTTTATCTTCGGGAGATGGTTTGGTCTCGGCGGCAGCGGCACCAGCGGCAGCAGCGGCGGCGGCTCTTCGCCCGACTAGAGGCCGATGTATTACCTGTTGCGAATAATACTGAAGCAACATTCGTTCAAAAGGCGTCAATAGTTGAATGCCGACGCCGCTACCGACGCTTCCCGTATTCATCGAATAATTATTCTTTTTATACAAATAATTCAATAAATTGAGGCTGCCTTCAAATAGCATATGCTCTAATAGATTGGCGATGACAAGTTCGTGAAGTTCCTCTCGCGACGTCTGAAATTCCTCGGTTTGAGAGATTTGATTGATTACCTTGCCACAATAATAATACCATTCATCTTGATCCTTTGTTGGTTTTTCATGAACCGTTTTACATGTTTCGAATGTGTTGAATAATGTGGTTATCATTTCATCGACTTCGTCGGCACCCAAATCTTCAACGGGTGGGGCAGCTGATGCGCCAGTATCCATTACAGGGACGATGGCGGATGGCAGCGGTGCTGGTGCTTCTTCTGCTTCCGTCGCGGCCGCCGCCGCCGCCGCCGCTAATTTTTGAACTACCTTTTTATTCGGGACAACTGTGCCCGACGCCGCTTGTTTCGGTAGAATACCCAAATAATCTTCGGTTATGTCTTTTTGAAGAGGATATTCAATTGCGGTATGTTTATAAGGAACAGGTTGGCTTCGTTCGTGTATGCTTATGCGCTTATCGGTAAGTTCAACCGGTTGAAACAGGTAATAATCGCCAACGTTGATGATACGCCCAAGACGTCCATATTTATCATTTACGTATTCATTCATATCCGTCACCATTTGTGTAAGTGCGAGATTGATTTGCGCAACCGGATACTGGCGAACCGCATTTACATGTGCGATAATTCCGTTGGGACCGGTCTTCTTGTAGAAAAACGCATCCTTATATAACTCCCGAATTTTGTGAATGATTTTATCCAAGTTCATCGACATGAATTTCTCGTTGAATGTATCTATTCGAATATCGCCGCGTTGTCCGCCGCCGCCGCCGCCGGCTTCGTCATCGTCACTGTCATCGTCCATCCCATATAAATCATTCTGTTCCTGAATTGGGCGTCCGTTGGAAAATGTCGGGCGACAAACATATTCGCAACGTTCCATATAATCACATAGAGCGGAATATGGACGCGCGCCAACTTGATAGTTTATTTGTTTGCGCGACGAGAGATTTTGCTGAACAACCTGATTCAGCTGTGCGGCGGTTTGTGTATTATGCTGAACATTCAAGAGACAATCAACGGCAGATGTCCGCAGCACGCGCGATACTGCGCCAATCTTTACGGCTTTAAATTCAGATAACCGGTATAAGTAAAGGTCAATGGCCTCTATATCCGGATTTGTCAGCCGAGTTCCATAAAGATACAATTCCACGTTTCGCCGAGAGAATGGCAGACGTTTGTGGCTACAGTTGCGGATAGCACGTCCAATAATCTGCTCTAATAAGTTCATGTTATACCATGGTTCCAGAATATGAACCTGTCGAATGTTCTTGAAATCGAGACCTTCGCTTCCGGCTACAGATATAATGACCACTTTCACATTTTCGCCGTTGGTGTTATTTTCGTCGGTGAGCGCTTTAAGTTCATGTAGATTATCGGGTGAAATCGTAGGGTCGCCCGTAATCACCGAATATCTGGCTGGGCGGAATGGCTGGCTCGGAAATTGCGCTTGGTGTTGTCGTTGAGGAAGCATTGTGATCGCGTCGATACTTCCTGTGGGTTTGCTGCGAAAAAACGATGAATTGCCCCCCTGCGCACTATAACGCGTGAAACCGCATTCTTCTAACGCGAGTGCGATTGGAACTACTCCGCCGTCGATATACTGGCTATATACGAGAATAATTCCGTCACTGCTTAGAATCTTGTCGCAGATATTCTTGATTTTCGCAGAATACCGCCCGATATTTTCTGGTGCGAATATGCGGGCGGATGATTTCGTCGTTGTTTCGCCGCTTGGCAGTTTGAATGCGCGTGTGAATTCTGGGCGATATTCGAAATTCAAGCGCATCGGCGGATTTCCCACCTCTTCATACGACATAACATGCCGCAGCCCTTCTTTCCCGATACATGCGGCAATGTCGAACTCATCATTCGGGTCGTTTATATATTCGATGAGAGATGGATGAGGATATACGATATTCAAGGCTTCGAGAGGTTTCTGGACTGCGGCGTAGCCGATTGTATCCATATTTTCAAATGAAGGGAAGTCGGCGGCTTCGACGACGGTGGTTTCATTTATGGCTGCGGCAGCGGCAGCGGTGGCGGATCCTTTGGCTTTTCTTTTCCCTTTAGCCTTGCGCGACTCTTCAGCGGCAGTAGCAGCAGTAGCCTCCGCCGCCTTTTTTCGCCGCACCATCGCGGTCTTCTTATAAATATACATTGCCTTCATATCGTTAATAATAAAACGGTAGGCTGCTTCTTGAATATCGCCGACTTGTGTCATATAAACATCGATATGTTCGATGGGTTGGTCAATGTGTCGGCCGTTGAGTTGGGTTCGCGGATACACACCGCCGACACCGCCGACACCGCCGACACCGCCGACACCGCCGCCAATCAACTGCGCAAGAAGAGAGAATTCGGGCGAGTGTTCTCTCGGATATATTCTGTAGGGAAATGTATATGGATTTTCACCTCGAACGAATGAAACATATCCAGTGGCTTTCCGAATAAGAAGATCCTTGCCAATCTCTCGACCATCCGCATCCAAACGGAAATTTCCCTGTTCATCAAACACATCTGCGATATCAATCGTTGCGCGCCGGTCGTTCAAGTTCATCAAGTTAATCAGCCATACGATTTCCTTGTAGCTGTTATACATCGGTGTTCCCGAGAGAAGCAGCAAGCGCACATTATTCACCTTCTGAACAATTTGAAACAATATCTTCGCTACGCGTTTATCTCGGTTGTCATCGGTAATACGAATATTATGAACCTCGTCAATTATAATGAGTGTATTTGCGAATAATTTACGCAGCTTCGTGACTGATAATGTCTCGATTGCTAGAGTAAGCATTTCCTCAGCTTTGGCGATATCCGCGGCGGATTTACGGCCTTTTTTAGACGCTGCCGCAGCCCCCGCCCCAGCCGCCCCTTTACGCCTGACCTCCTGTATCACCGCATCATCCTGCGAAATCCCGATACTCGACGCATGCGTCCGCGCATAATTCGCGAATTCATTATACCCGAAAAACAAATAATGCGATGAAATGAGCCGGCGGATTTGTTTAATGATTTTGTCACGCGTCAGCCCCTTCATATTCATCGGGTTGATTTCTTTAATGAATTTATTCCCAGTACATGCGCGGATATTCCATACTCCGGGCTCAATCTCTCTGAGTTCGCGTTCATCAAAGAGCTGAAGCCGGAAGTTCTCTTGAACATTCGGTGATGCGATCACAATAATCTGTTGCGTTATTCCCATTTGTTTCATATAATCGCGCATCTCCTCTGCGACACTGATCGCTGAACATGTCTTGCCGGTTCCTAGACCATGATACAACAACAAACTATTATAAGGCGTCTCTACCGAGAGAAAGTTACGCACGAATTGCTGGTTCGGCGCGAGCTCTATTTGCGCATTACACAGAATCTCAGCCTCTTCTTCAACATTCTTCGTATTATCGACATCCATCTTGGTATCAAAGAATTCTTTTCGAAGGGCGATTTTGGTATTAAAATTCGGGTCGTTTAGTGTGGGGTATAGACCTTCGGCGGCGGCAGCAGTGGCAGCGGCGGTACTGCGCGGTTCATCGCCATCATCGTCGGGCAATATCCCGATATCGTGTAATGTCATCTCTCGTTCGAGCAGTTCCTTTTTGAGGAGGAGCTTGTTAAAGTCTTTACTAAATGGATTATTGAGTTCTTCTGGCTTCAATCGTTTGCGCCCTTCTTCCAGTTCTTTTTTCATGATACGAATACGTTGTTTGGGGTCTGATGGAACCGCAACCCCGCCAGCAGCGTCGGCGCGTTTTTTCGGAACGGGTTTAATAGTGCGTTTTACGCCAGAGGTCGCAGTCGCAGCGACGGGTTTATCGGGCATCACAGCAAGAGCAGCGGCGGCGACGGATGCGACGGATGGCGGCGGCGGCGGCGGTCCAGAAGCCGCAATCGTCATTTCTATCGGTATATTTTCATCTTCTTGTGCCATTTCCGTATTTATTGTGTATAATGTTTGTAGATAATGTGCCTTTATATATGTAGATGAAATAAAAAGGAACCATAAAATGTGAAATTACAGCATCAAAATATGCGATAGCGGGATAATATGTTATTGATTTTTCGAACAATCCCGATTTTTTCTAAATTGTAAGGTCGTATCGTGCGAATACACTCGTTGAACGACATCCATTTCATGAGACCTACCTCCATGATGTCGTGCGCCTTTTTCGGTTTCTTATCTAAATCCACCATCGCAAGAAAATACTTCTGTTTATAACACTTCATATCCGACCCCATAAATATTTCTTCGAACGGCGCGATATTTTGTATTACATTATCCGCTGTGATATCATACCCCGTCTCTTCCAGACATTCTCGCAGCGCACATGGAAGATCTTTTTCATTGTAATTCCGGCGTCCTTTCGGAAACCCCCACTCGGTTTCAGTCCATCGGGTGGGCGAATCTTCGATAAACTGGTGGAGGTTTTTAATTCGTCCATCCTTTGTGCGTATTCCACCCAATACTTGCCGGTATTTTTCAAATGAGATATGCTCTTCGTTTTTATACTGGCTTCCGCGAGTATATTCCCCCCATAATAGGCGCCACAGCTGTTCGAATGTAAGGCGCAGCAGACTATCCTTTTCCGTCATCGTCATTTCGTCGATAATACGCTGGATGTATGCTTCGTCATTTAACGAATATTTGCCGCGTATAAAATCGACAAATCCGAACGAGTCACGACGGCGTATCATTAGAAATTCTGGTCCGGTTTCGCCGCACCGAAACGCAATGACGCCGATACTTGTAATTGGCGCGCGACAATTATTATAAACGTGATTTGTGCGATTACAGTTATTACAGAAATACTTGTTTGTATCTGTAGTGGCGGTGGTCGCGGTGGGGGCGGAGGCGGCAATTTTACCTCCTCGGTTTGACGTCGCCGCCGCCGCAGCCGTTGCCGTCGCCGTCGCCGCCGTTGCCGCCGATTTTACAACAGTTCGCAATTGGCTAATTTCTAGATATGACAATTCAGATTTAGGATTGATTAATTTTAATGATTCTGGTGGGTATTCAGTATCGGCGTCTTTTGTAAATACGCCGACCTGTACTCCCGCCTCCGCCTCCTCTGTCATGGTTCGCTTAATCGTAATTCTATTATTGTTTTTATGTCGTTTCATTATAGTATGATGAAACTCGACGCGAAGATATGGGGGCCGCATTACTGGTTCTTTTTAATGACAACTGCTGTCAATTATCCCGATCATGTGAATGACGTAGTCCGAAAGAAATATTATGACTTTGTCCAGAACTTCCCGATGCTCATTCCCGATCCGGAAATGTCGTCAGAGTTTGAGAGAATGTTGTCTAAATATCCAGTCACGCCTTATTTAGATAACCGCGATTCGTTTATTCGCTGGGTTCATTTCATCCACAATCGTTATAATGTTCTCTTGATGAAGGATGAGTTGCCTTTACATGATGCTCTCGAGAGATATTATCTACATTATCGCCCAAAACCGATACAAATACTTGAAGAACTGAAATACCGAGAGAAATTGGTGTATCTGCTGATGGTGGTGGGGCTGGGATATGCGGCGTATTACTATCACAATAAGTAACCAAGGCCGATCCATATATTCCGATGATCATCGGTTTATTCCGACGATTTATTCGCTGCTATATATAACCGCTTACGAAATGGTAAAGACCGAGTATATCGTGTTTATTATCACCGCCGTTCTGATTGTAAATACATATTATGATGGCCACTTGATAAAGATGTTTCAAAGTAACCAAAAGTGGATTAAAATGCTCACGTTTGGCTTCGTAGGTCTCTCGCTCTTCATGTTCTTGCGCCGCAATCCGGAAAACTCTAGGCAATTGTTCTATCATGCCAACGATATTATTAAGTATATGCCGATAAGTAAGGGGACAGCGGATATGATAACGCCGTTTTTTGATATGACCAGGAGTCCGCCGGGGGTTCCGCCCCCCCACGACGGTGGTGCTATAGGCGGTGCGATGAGTCGTGCGATGGGTAGTGCAATGGGAGTAAGAACCGCGCAACAAATCGCACGGCCGTCGTGGGGGGGCGGAACCCCCAGCGGAACCCCCAGCGGAACCCCCGCTGAACGCCGTTTGCTCAACTCCGGCAAAGGGTCTAGCAAACGTAGTGTTAGTGAAACGAAGAAAAAGTATGTCGCCGCACAACAGGGGTGGAAATGCGGGGATTGTCAGCGCCAGCTTCCCGCATGGTTCGAAGTGGATCATGTCATCGCTTTAGAACATGGCGGTTCCAATCACATCGATAATTTAGTCGCTTTGTGTCGCGACTGTCACGGAAAAAAGACCGCGATGTCGTTTTTGTAATTCATCGCCTCCATTGAAGGTCATCCGTAATCGGATCGACATTATTATATCTTATAATTATAACTGATTGTTGTTATCATTATAACAAAGTATAAATGTTGCCCATGCCTCGAAGAGGACGCGGCGCCATGATATCAGCTGCGGCAGCAGCAGCAGCATCATCAGTAGGGCAAGGAGCAAAAAAACTAGGAACGGCAATAAAAAACATAGCAGTGAGTGGAACGCAAGCACTAGGGCGGGGAGCATTGGCAACCGGAAAAGCAATAGGAACGGCCGCAACAGAAGCAAAGAAAAAAATAGATGCTGAACGCGCAGCCGCACCTGATGCCGTTGTAACCGCCGTCGCCGTCGCCGTCACTAAAGCGAACATACAAAACCCATCCGCCGACACCACGCCAACCGCAGATACGCTCAATATCAGCACACTATTGAATTATCTACCCATCATCGTTCTCGTCATAATATTATTAATCGGGTTTGTATCATGGGATTTGATGACGGGTAATTGGCCTATTATTGTAACGCTGCTTCTTACATTTATTTACGTGGTGTATATGAATTATTTGACTCCGAGCAAGTTTTTTAAATTGAAATACGGCGAACAAACGATTTTACCATCACCGCCTACTGATAAGTTTAATATCGGAGAAACTGGCTCAGACATTTTTATTCGGGTGGGTGTTCCGTTATTTTTAATTATTCTAGGTTTGGGTTTTGGATTTGGCAGTATTTCGGCATCTGATCCGAATAAAGTAAGCAACCTCGACCTCACGCGAAGTATGATAATATTCGGGTCTATGTTTTTAGTTGGCGGGGTTATATACGCTGTAGTTCAAAAGTTTTTTAATGGCAAATCACTTTCAGAGTATATACATTACGTTGTCCTCTCTTTTATTATCGGTATTCCGTTGATTGTTCGCGGAAATGAAATCAACCAGAATATGGGTAAAGTAAAAGATGACGCATTATTGAGCGCGGAATCCAAGACAAAATTCGCAGAAAATAGTGCGGATTTGTTATTAGGTTTCGGCTTGTTTTTCCAGATTGCGTTTTTTATGGCGGTTGGTTATTTATTTTGGAGGAATTCCAAAAATGAAAGAGAGGATGCTTTAAAGGGACGCCTCATGATGTTGTTTTTCCTAAGTGTTATTATTGGAATACCCGCATCTATATTTATGGCGGCTAGTCAAAAGAATACGGGTATTGCTGGAGCACAAGATCTAACCAAATATGGTCAAAAAGTATATTTAGTTCATGGTATTATCTGGTTCATCGTTTTGGCAGGGTTTTTGCTAACAATATTCGGACAAATAAAGCAATCGGCCGTTCATAGTGTTTTAAAGTATGTGATGCCTATAATTGTAGCACTTGCTGGTTATTTTATTTTTCCAATCGTTTTTCAAACTACAATGCTTAAAGAGCCAACCAAGGATGAAATTTTGAATATGGACGCAAAAGGAGATGGCGAATTCGCAAAAAGTGGATATTATCAACAACTCCGCGCAGAAGTAATAAAGGACTTACAAAAAAAAGACCCAAATACCGACCCGACTGCCGATCAGCAAAAACTAACAGATGCGATACAAGAGCGTCTTGATGAAGATAAAAAAAAATCATACACACCGACTAGTGCGTTGTTATGGATATTTTCGGTAATTTCGGTTATTATTGTCACAATTATGGCGATGGCGTTTAAAAGCAGGATAGACTTGGGGGACAAGGACGCAGGAACTCCGTATGATGGTATCAACCCAGCTGTTAAAACCAAAATAATAGAGGATAAAATGCTTTCAGATGACTGGGATAAATTATTATCATCAAATACTGGCCTTAATTTCTTTGCGACATTAAAAATTAGGTTGGCCAAATGGTTTTCATTCGTCCCATTCTTATCTGTAATATTGATCATTATGTGGGTGAGCGTTCTTTTTACGAATGTAACTACCTCGCCGAATACTAGCAACTGGATCGCCGGTAATTTTTCAGGCGATATGTTTCCGCGCGTTAAAGAACTCATCGACGCATTTTTCATCGTGATTATTGCCGGTCTTTCATTATGTGCGATTTTATTGCTCCCGATTGTCAAGGAGATGAATGTTGGCGGCCTCGAGTCAATACTGAAATTCGCAGAGTCGGTTCAGGTATGGCAGTTCAACGGGGTCGCAGCCCCTAACTTGTTAAATTGGGGGTTGGCTATTGGTGGATTTTTACTTGTATTCTTTGGTGGATTGTCATGGTGGTGGCATTATTTGAATGTAAAAAAACCAGAGGAAGACACAACAACCGGCGTTTCATTACCCATCATTCCTGAAAATTGGGGATGGGCAATCGGATTTGTGGTTCTTCTCGCAATTTGTACGATACCAACCGGTTATCATATATCTGATGGTATAAACGATGATTTTGCCAAAGAAAATGCGTTGAAACTAATCCTACGTCAAATTTTAACAACCATCTACCTTGTTCCGTGGCTGATCATCGTGTTGTTCAGAGCAGGCATATACGGTATTGCGTCGTTGTCCGGTATTGATAGTATTGTCGCGAAACGCAATGAAACCCTCGACCTATTGAAATTCTGGGAGTGGGATGCCGCCAAAACAGACCTTCGTATGTTTCAGACGGGTGATAAACTAACCCCAGCGATTGTTACATCGGTGCCTGCCGTCGCCGTCGCCGCTTCTGCTCCTGCCGTCGTTCCTATCAACGAAACCAAAGTAAGCGCAATCGGCAAGCTCATCAAAGTGATTTTACTCACAATTTCATTCGTGATTCTGATTCTCGCCGTGATTTACTATGTCTATAAGATTGACGCCGAATTCGTCAATAAAACTGGCGGCGGCGCAGATGGAACAGCGTCTGGCGGAATTGCGGCACAAATGAATTCGCCGACCGCGCATACGATTTACGTGATTATGGCGATTGTCGCGGTAGCGGGTCTCGTTGCGTATATTCGAGATAAATTCACGAAATCAAATACGAAGACACCCGAGAACTACTTGTTCGACGACCTTAAAACGGAAGACGCAACGAATCCGCTCCGACAGCTGGCATTCGGTGCTACGCATATTATTTACGTTATCTTGATGATCATTGTTTGGATTTATGACCGCGAGATAGACGAGAAGAACCGACTGTCGATTACTGGAATGACCGTCCTCGGTATCGCAATACTCTTTTTTCATTACGGATTAGAGTTCATCGATACGATGAGTCCCGATAACAAGCCGGTTGCCCCTTCTATACGCGACCTCTTCACCAATATTCGCTTCATCATCAACACCGTTTTCTTCGTCGTATTGTGTGTTCTTGCGTATTATAAACAGCACAGCGTCATGATTGTATTGATAGTCGGCATGTTCATCTTTCACCTCACGAAATCCGCAATCGGAATCAAGCTGCTTCATTTGCTGTGGTTGGGTATTATTTATATCCCGTGTCTCTTCCTCGACTTTATTCAGTCGTCGCAATTGGTAGTTGGTGATACGACGCGCCCCATATGGATTATTGTCGCGATCGAGTTACTCCTTATTGCGATTTTATATGGCGGGCCTTACCTCTTGAATTATATTGGCGCATCGGCTTCGCAAATGGTCGCCGCTCCCGTAACACTTAAGGCAAAATACGATACGAACCTGAACACGCAGAGTCCGCAAATATTTATTTTCCATAATACGGGTATTGACCGCACGCCAGAAGATAAGGCGGCCAATTGTCCTGCGGAAGAAAAGAAGCGCTATAATTACTCGATTTCGGGTTGGTTCTTATTGAACAATAATGTCACTTCTAGTAACAAAGATTTAGAGATATTTAATTTCGGTGATGTCCCCCGTTTGACATACAATCCATCTACATCCGAACTGAAACTATATTGTAATACACTTGATATGACCGGCAATCCGAAGAATGAACCCGAGATGATTTATAGCTCTAGGACGAACTATAATAGCATTATTTCTGGAAAATCGGATGCCAAACAACGGCGTATGAAGATGTTATTAGACAACGATAACGAACTCGACACGCAAGTCCCTCTTCAAAGATGGAACTATTTTGTAGTGAATTACGACGGCAAAACGATGGACTTCTTTTTGAATACAAAACTGGTTGTTCGTAGTGACTTCATCATGCCGGATATTCAATTGAAACCGATTACTGTCGGTGATGGAACGGTCGCTACCAATACGTATAAGGGCTTGAATGGTTCGATTTGTAATTTCGCATTTCATAGTACGCCACTTACGAAGGAGCAGATGCGATGGACGTATAATATGTTGAAAACTCAGAATCCGCCAATGGTCGGAATGACTACGATTGAAGATGAAGTGAAGGCGGCTGGTTCTACCACTGTGTATTCAAAATAATTCATATGTCCTCAGAATAAATGGTAATATAATATCTATAATATTTATACGAAGATATGAATTCAAAACTAGTTCTAGCAGTTATTGTAATTCTTCTGCTGTTATATGTCATTTTCAAGGCATTAACTACGACTTATACTACTTTAGGCACGATGCAGAAATGGAATAATGTAACAACGTTACAAGGTTCGAATTTGCCAAGCACATTTAAAGCAAATAGTGCTATCTCAATCTGGTTTTACATCAAAAAGTGGGTGAATGGAACCAGTGTTGTCCAGTTTTTTTCAACAGCAACAGCGAGTGCCACGCCAATCTTCGCAGTATTATTTAAAAACAACACGAATACAATCCAAATACGGCCAAAGGGTGTAGATGGCGTAGATGACGCGACTATGAATTGCGAAATCGCGGAATTTCCTCTTCAGAAATGGGTGAATCTCATTATAAGTTTCAACGGCTCTGCGATGGACGTCTATGTCGATGGCAAATTGGTGAAATCGTGTGTTGTAAGCACCGGTTCTGAAATTGGTAAAACTCAAAGTATTGTTTTAGGACATGCGGATAGTAATAATGACGTCGGCTTTATAACAAATGTTAAACTTAAGGCGGCACCTATCGCACCGCAGGAAGCATGGGATATTTACTCGCAAGGATTCGGTGGAAGCCCTTGGAGTGACCTTCTTAACAAATACAAGGTGAAGTTGAGTTTCATCGTAGATAATCAGGAGCAGGCTTCAGTAAGCACATAAATATTATCAGATTCGCGCAAATCCATAAAACAATAGATTCATTGAATGTATTGTTTTTTTATTCATTTATATTAGTAACCCATTCAAATAATCATAACAAAATATGAATGACAGCGGTAGCGGCGATAATGGCGGTGGATTTTTAAAAGGAATAACATCTAGTTTCTCCAAACCGAGTGATGCGGGTCTTTCTTCATCTAGTAGCGGCGGTTTTGGCATAAGAGAATTCATGGATTCCAATAGTCTCGTCGCAAAATTCGCATTTATTTTAATGGTCTTCATCGTGTTTTCAGTAGCGGTGAAGCTTTCTATTATCGGATTGTCGTATATCATGCTTCCAAGTATGTCGCCGTTTGTTTTAGACGGAACTGCGAATACTGAAGATATGGCGATGACTATATCTCAAGATCCGTCCAAACCAGATTCGGTTTTTATCGCGCGGTCTATGAACGAAGACGGCGGCTTGGAATATACATGGTCATCGTGGTTTTTTATCAACCAAGTTCCGCTTAAAAAGGACAGATATTCAAGAATCTTTAGCAAAGGTGGTGAAGGAACGAAGTCGAGTGAAGACGGTATATACTATCCGAATAATGCTCCGGGACTGTATATTCGATTCACAGATTCAATTACGGATACAAACCCCGACCGAAAAGACAAAGGTGTAAATGTTTCTTTACTTGCGGTAGTGGATGTAGGGGGTAAGCAGGATAATACGGCAGATAAACGACGTAATTTACACGAGCGCCTCATCGCAACCGATATTCCAATAAAGAACTGGGTAAATGCGGTCATTCGTGTTACGAACAATGTCATTGACTTGTATATCAACGGTCGTCTAGCTCAACGCCGCAAAACGGTGGGTATTCCTCTTCAAAATTATGGTAAGGTGAATATCGGTGAGGATAAGGCGGTGAATCGTTTTAGCGGTTATATATCTACGATACAGTATTTCAATTACTCGATTGGCGCCAATAAAATCAAGAGCATCGTGGATGAAGGCCCTAATATGAAAATGATTACATCAACTGGAGCAGCAACATCTACAAAGGACGCTGGGTCTTACTTGTCAAATAATTGGTACATGCGGTAATATTTTTTTACACGGACATATCAGCAATACTGGTGTAAAAAAATATAATGGCTGGCACTCCACCTATATGGACGCCATCATTACAACAAGACTCTCCTGGGAGTGATGTTTATTTTATCGGGGAATACAATCATCGATATAACATATATTCTTTAAGTTACATAACAACATTTACACTTTTACCGGGGACATTTACATTTCCAAGTAGTCTGCCAGACGCAGGCTATCGCGATACAGATGTTCCCAGAGAACTGGTGGATCGTCGATCAACTCTTATCGGTGTAATTCCGCTTATCAACTTAATCTCCAATAATTCCGCCACACCAATTACATTTTCATTCCCTACTAATAGTTTTGCTGTATCGGTGATATCGTTAGACCGAGACTATTATGTAATTCCACAAGCGTCTGGCAACCCCGCCAACTTACCCAATCCAGGCGGAATATATAAAAATCCGGGCGCAGCCGATATACGACTTCCGTATCGCAATGCCCTTGTTATCAATGGTATATATGATATTAGTGGCGGGTTTCGTTATGGTGTTTCGGCGATGACCCTTCGAATGGAGATAAAACAGGCCGCGTCACTACCAACTTACTCTGAAAAAAAGATATTCCTTCCGCTTACAATCACGAAATCCACGACCGATATTAGTCACAATCCTTTTACTGGCATTGGAAGCATCAACCCTAGATCGATTCCAGAACCAACCGTCATGGCACTCCAAACGAGTTCTATTCCGGACAGCAGCGGCAACATTGTTCGCGAATACCTAAACGGGTTTATAGACCTTAATTTCACCGACTTTGCTAATACAACACGTAAAAATATACAGGATGGGACTCCGGATTACTCTCTAATTGAATATTATTTGTCAGTGGAACTTCCGCGAAAATTCATCAAAACTAATGAATTTATAGAAATAAATGCTAATCGAATTACGTTCAAAAAGAGCACGATTTTACAGGGCGGCAATCATAGGGATGTATCTATCAAATTTCTCCAAGAAGAGACACCGATGTATCAGCGGTCATCACAGCGTATTGGCGATATGGCCGGTTATCCTACAACCATTCGTATTATCATAGAGAAATCCACACCAACTTTCGGAAATCAAATTCCAGAAAAAAACACGGGAAATTTGAGCACGGTGTATAAACTACCCGACTTGAATAAGATGACATCGGAAGGTTCGTTTATTATTACACCGCCAACTTCAAATAATAGTGACATCGATGCGAGCTTTTCGTTTAGTTCGTCCAATGAAAATTTATTGTCAATCCGAATAAGCGGAACCGGTGCGACAACCGTTTATACCGCATTTATGTACGGCTCAGGCACCGCAGTCATAACCATAACTCAACTTGCGACGACGAACTTCAATCAAAAAGTCGCAACATTCGATGTGAATATATTTGAAATAACACCAGCGGTTATCAATTGTAACAATAATCTCTTCTATACAAATCCGTATAATCGCCAGTTTTGGACGCGTTTCAAACCAGAATGTCGTTCATCCGATTTAGTTGATGTCGTTACTGGGGCGAAATTGAGTGTTACAGAGGTAGATGAGGTTTATGATATGCGGCGAAAGGCCGAAATTCTGAAATATAATAAAAATGTCGGCGGTTTGACAAAAAAACAGAAGTACGCAAAAGCAACCCGCGGCGAATTAATGCGAAATATAGGTAATTCGACGAAATATGTAACAGATACGACGAGTCCATTCGCGTTGATTTGTCCGCCGTCGGCCTCGAATAGCCGAATTTTATGCGGTCTTACAACTGCGTGCGGTGTGCCAGGAAGGGAGCGCTTACTGTGTTATGATCCTTCTATTAATTTGTATAATTACAAGCGCACCTATACATATGAAGCGGGTCTTCAACTCACGTCCAATATACCTACAACAGTATTGACTGAACCGACAAACTTGCGCATTAGTGAATATGACAACGTGAATAAACGCGTTACATTGATTTGGGATGCCCCCGATTCAAATGGCGGTTTTCCAATAACGGGTTACGTGATAACTTATTCTGTTGATAATAAAACATGGGCGCCATATGAAAGCGTTTTTCCATACAAGCCTGCGGCGGGCGTCATCCCGACATATAATCAGATTTCTGGTGAGATTAACGGGAATTCTGTCGTGTTTCAGAGAAAACCGGGCTCAATCGAAATCCGCGACAATACGGTTTATTATATATCGGTGTTTTCCGGAAATGTCCGCGGATTATCAAGTGTGCCCGCAACGATAACTCTGAAAACGTCGTCGGTTCCGTCGATTATTAAAGAGTTCGGATTTACAAACGCGCCCGACGAACGACAAAATCTTATGGTGGATTTGAAATGGACTGACCCAGTAAATACGGGAAGCGGTAGTGGTGGCTCATCCTATAATGGGCCGGCAATTACAATGTACAACTTGTATTATCGCCGAGTTCCAGATACAACATGGACAAAAATAACACTGGATATTAATAGCACGGTAGCCGCCACCAACGGTACTACTACTCGGCGTTATGTATTACGTAATTTAATTAACCAAAATAAATACGAAATTAAAATAGAGCCCATGAATAGTGTGGGCGTAGGACCAGAATCAGCGATTATAACCGCCCGAACACTCATGATGCCTGGTATTCCGACAAATGTAGTGATGACATCAAAATTTGGATTAATTCCGCCGTTGATATCTGATAGTAGTAGAAACTATATTAATATCACGTGGAATAAACCCGATTCAGGTGGTAGTGCTATTAAATATTATAATATTACAATTACACCGCCATCTTCAATGGGTTCTGGGGTTACATATCCATTCGAGTTATCTTCTAATGATTCTAGAACATCATACAGCGCGAATATTGCGGTTATTAATAATACTAACCTAATAGACGGTTCGTATTCCGTCGTAATCCAAGCGTATAACGGATATCTGGAGAGTATTGAAAGTGCTCGCGCGTTTGTTACGGTAAATCCAAGTTCCGCAAAAGCAATTATATTCAATATAGACGGTTATTATACCTCATCTGGATTAGAATATGCTGAAATGACATTTACGATTAATACAGCATACGCCAGTTCCAATGAGATTTCATATATTCGTGTAAATGGATTGAATTTGCCTTATCAACCGATACCGACTCTTAATATTGATAGACAACCAATATCAGGAACAGGCGAGCACAAAATACGAATACCTGCGTTTTCGTCTGGTGCTGAATATATTATAGTTGGTACTGAATATTCTATTACGATAACACTGGTATATGCGAATGGGGAGCAACAAACAAGCGAATTGTTTTCTTATACACCTGAAATCAAATATCTGTCAATGTAGTATTATCGCTGTTTATTCTCTCAGCGTAGGATTAACGCAAATATCATGGCGTGAAAATACCTCACCCGACATACATTTATCGCTGGCTTCTACTTTTACGCAACTTCGAAACCCGCGGTCTTCGCCAATATAACAATACCCCCCTTTACCACTTTGATGTTTTTGTGTTACGCTTGTACTATCATCCGCGCGCGGTGCTGGACCAGTATAGCTTCGGTCGGCTTTATCTAAGAACGTGTATTTGGTTTCGTCAGTAACGAATCCGGGCTTTTTATCGCTACTATTGGTCATAGATGGCGGGACTGGCGCGCGATGTGGTATCGGCCGTCCGGTCTTCTTCTTGCCGTGATGAGTGTCATCGTCGTCGTCGCTGTCGCTGCTATCACTATCAGAGTCGGGATTGGTCGTATCTTTTTCGCTAGGGGGCATCGGTGTATTTGTCATACGGCTTACAAGCTCGCGACCTTTATCTTCCATCGATTTGAAAAATGCGGTGAGTTTATTACCGAATTCCCCCATTCCTAAATGAAAATCGCCATTTGTTGATAAACTACTCCACATAAACCATGCGATTACGACAATAAGAATAAACTTGATAAAAGTTCCGATGGAGAAAAAACCGCTGCCGTCGGCGTCGGCGCTGTCGTCGGCGTCACTACCACTGTCCGATATGTCGAGAGACGGCATTTCTACGTCCTTAAACGTGTCTTGCGCCTTGTCCTTTATACTGGACAATATATTTGATTTAGAATCGAACAATATGTTCGATTTAGAACCGGACATTATGCCTGACTTTGCCATCTTGGATAATGAGGATAACCCGCTATTCGCACTTTCATTAGTCGTAGGTGCGCCAAGATTCGTGAATTTAAAAGAAGGAAGTGACATTCTGATTCTGTCTTATACAGTAGAGATAGAGATTATTCGTATGGACTATACTTCTTCGGTGGCGGTTGCGGCGGCGTCGGCGTCGTCGTCGTCGGGGGCGGCGATTCGTCCTCTTTCTTCCGAACAATCGTATTCATCGAGTTCAGCGCTTCCAGTCGTTTAATCGTGCGCTCTAAATCGCCATTTTTGTCGCCTGAGTATCCTGCGGATGAAAACAGATAATCTGTATCAGGGCTAATCTCATGTTGTTTAATTTGTTTGTAAATCGCATTAATATTCCCCACTGCTGTTTCAATAATAAGTCGGTCATGTATCATCTCGATTTTGCTGTCGTATTCTGTCGTAAGAAGCGAAATCGCAAAATAGACAAGATAACGGCGCTTCTTACGCACACCCGATGTGAAACGAATACAATATAGGCGTAAAAGACTATTCACGATTTTTTGGGTCAGCGGCGAATGCTCTTCCGCGTCATTACTTCGCGCTATAATCATATCCCATATCATCCATATAGGGTCAAATTGAAGTTTATCATCCACGGGAATATGTGACCTGCGCTCGCATCGACATGTTTCCTTCTTCGCTTTACAAATCGTCTCGAACTCGACAATCCACTCGACCCAGTAACATGCCAAGAGTGTATTTTTGGAATCCCGAGAGATATGATACGCGAATTCGTTCATCGCAATGAAAATCTCCTTCGGGTCTCTCTCTCGGAAAAACTCCTGTGCGTAATCTACCCGCGGGGCTTTCAGGCGCTGCGACATCGTCGCAATATCGTATTCTTCCTTCTTCTTGATTTTCACGCTCTCGTATTTATGTTGGCGCTTGGAGTTCGAGAGAACGCAAACGATTTCCGCGAATAACGTCCGCATCTTTGGGTGGTTTCGTAGTCGGAGTTCGTTGCCAGTATAGCCATTCGATATAATAGACTTGAAGCTCTCATACCGCATCTCAATATAAAGCGGTAATTTAGGGTTGGCTAAATGAATATACTTGCTCGCAAATGTGATAATTATATCCCAGAGTTCAAGATAGTGCCCAGAACATACGAGTTCCGCACTCCAGTAACACGCGGGTTCTATTTTAGAGCTGGATAAACTATTCAATAGTTCTTTTCGCACATCCGTCTTTTTATAGGCGGAAAAGGTTATACCGCGGAAATCGCTTTCACCGCGAATATCATTTATTTCATTCGGGTCGGACATTCGATACTAATTCATCCGGTTTTTTTCGCGCGAGAATAACGATAATTATATTTTATAGCGAAATACTAGTAAATGGCGGCGTTCTATAAATCGTTTTCTGCTTATATTAAATCCATAACCCGATGGGAAATACTTACATTCTTGTTCATATTATTGATGATATTCTGTTTTATTAAGCGCGACTTATCATCGCATATCGAAGGTTTTGAACAGAGTGATAAATACAAGGTATATGACAATGACGCGATATACGACAGTTTTTATGCGGATATTTACGACGAGCTCTTCATCCAGCCGAATAAAATAGAGGCGGAAGTGGATGAGATTATTAACATTACTGGTGTTTTAAATGGATCCGACAGCGAAAAGAAGAATTTCAAGGTTGGCGATTTGGGGTGTGGGCGCGGTCACCATGTTCATGAACTCACCAAGAAGGGCGCGCTAAATGTTGTCGGTTGCGACAAGTCCAACGCCATGCTTCAAAACGCGAGAGATTTATATCCAAAGTGTAAGTTCATTCAGGGCGATTTTATGAAACCGATGCTATTTAGTGAAGAAGAGTTTAATGTGCTGACCTGCTTTTATTTTACTGTCTATTATGTGAAGGATAAACGTATGTTTCTCAAGAATTGCTACCAGTGGCTGAAACCGGAAGGCTACCTCATCCTCCATCTGGTCGATCGAAACCATTTCGACCCCGTTGTTCCCGGTGGAAAACCGCTCTTTGTCGTTACGCCGCAGAAATATGCGAAAGAGCGCATCACCAATTCTCTCGTCAAGTTTCGCAGCTTTCAATACAAGTCGGATTTTACGGCACCGCCGCCAGCGCAGGCGGCTGCTAAGAAGAAGATGCCAACCAGTGGCACTGCGGCGACTACAGGAGAGAAAAACGTCGGAAAATTCGTCGAGAAGTTAATCGACGATAAAACTGGGAAAGTCCGAGAGAATATTCATACGTATTATATGCCGACAAACCGAGAGATGTTGGATATCGCGAAAGAGGTCGGTTTCACCGTAACAGGGCAGGTGGATTTGGTTCATGTATTGAACGAATATCAGTATTTGTTTATATTGAAAAAGGTGGCGTAAGAATGCTCGCTCGTAAGCCATGTAGGCATATTTTATCTTTGTAATATAATGAATGACATACTAGCAGCGGTGGAGGCATGGACTCCCCCCTTCTTTTTTCATTATATTATCATCATTTTGTGTGTCGCATTTATCATGTGTGTCGCCGTGTTAAAGTTCAAATACTTATATTGGTATAATCAGCCTCTGACATTTCGATTTACGCTACGGCGGTTCGGCGGTGGCGGCGGTGGTGGCGGCGGCGGCCGACAAACAAGTATTATGAATCCATTATCTCTCGGCGAGAGATGTTATAACGCGGTCGTATATCCTTTTTTGAATTATGTAAATCACGCCGATGTAAATGTATTCGATGCTTCCGCCGATGACGGCACAGAGGCCGCGCTTATTCGCCGGTTCGAGAGAATCGCCGCATTCTTATCTCGCCCTGAAACGGAAATAACGACACCTGCGCGAATAGGAGCCAACCGTTATATAGAGAGTGGTTGTATCCCTTGCGATACACTTCGTATAATTCTCTCGCAACCTACATTTGGTCTCTCGCCGTTCATCGGCTTACTCCGCGGAGTACAGACAGGCTCGGGCGCCGCCGCCGCCCCCATTAAAGGTGTTTCCGTGCTAACACCACGTATTATGATGTCGTTCGATGGTGGCGGTGGTCGGCAATTGTCGGCGATTCATTCAGTGAGTATTTACATGTGCGATTATCTTGCTTGGGAAAGATACACGACGAGTGATCGCGAATCTCTCGAACTTCTTGAAACAACCGAATATATTCAGAAGTCTCGAGAGATTGCGGGCGAACAGACATTATACCGTTATCGCGAAATCCCGTGGTTTGTTGTCCCCTTTACAACGGTTTATACATATACGTTTCGTATGCCGGCGTTGGCGTTGGCGGCGGCGGTGCCTCTCGGAAATGGAATGTCGGTTGTACGCGTTTCATCTGTGAATATGGCGCTTTTTTATTCTTTTGTAAATGAATGTTCGAGAGATTTCCGATGTTGTATCTTTAATGAATTCACTCAACTCCAATCTCTCGTAACACATGGAATATACCGTATTTATATGCTACTATTCAACCAAGTGCGTGTCGTGGCGGCGTATATATTTGCGCCTTCATGGATGAAAACTGCGACGGTGGCGGCGGCAACGGCGGCGAGAAAGAAGCATGCGACGACGGTCACGAAAGCCAACCGTATATCCGAACTTCATGAATATATATCAAATACATCTACAGCTCTCGTGAAATATATACCGCCGGTGATTACGCCACAATATGACGCATTTGGAAAAAGGGTTTCGAGAGAAAAGACGATGGCGGGGGCGGCAGCGGCGGCGGGACAACGAACCAGCGATGATTCTATTTTATTATTGATGTCGTCGATTCAACACAAGTCATTGTGCGAAAATACTGATTTCGTCGCTGGGTTTTATTCGGCTGCCACTTCGGCTGCGGCCGCGAGTACCACATCGGCGCATCATATGAAGACAAACCCACACATTGTTATGATAGATACGATCGCGCATAACTATCGGTTGATTGATGATATCATTGCGGGCACGACGACGCCGACGACACCGCCGATTGCGTGGCAATTATTATCACAGGATAAATGGAATTACATTCTATATAATGCCATTATACATGAACCGACGTTGTGTAAGGATCTACTGATGATATAGCGAGCGGTAGCGAGCCGGCGGTAGCGAGCCGGCGGTAGCGAGCCGGCGGTAGCGAGCCGGCGGTAGCGAGCCGGCGGTAGCGAGCCGGCGGTAGCGAGCCGGCGGTAGCGAGCCGGCATTATCTCCGGTAATACTGGGTTGCCGCACCACGTCGCATCATACCGCCAAACATGCTACCACCTCTACCACCGACACCGACACCGACACCACTGCTTCCCCCCGCCGCATGTGTAAATGTATCAACGACAAAGATGATGAATATTCCTAAAAAGCAGTATAATACAAGTTCTTCGATGACGTGACCGGTTTTCTCGTCTTTCTTTTCCTCAAGCATATGAATAATATAGTTCAACTTTTCGATCAAGGCCGCATTTGTCCCAGAGACGCCACCGCCGCCCCCGCTACCACCGCTTGCCAACTGATTGGCAAGTGTTTCCGCATAAGGCACAAACTGTTCATAATAGTGCGTTGCGTATGCGTTTGTGCTAAATGGTGCCGTGGTCGTCTTATTCGCCCCCGCCGCTATAGCATCCTTCTTTGGTGCACCGGAAATGCCGGTCAATTTCTCAAAATAGGGACTCTCGATATTGGACATTGTTGGTGCGGACGACTCCATCCCTTCCAATAATGTCGATGAATAGGAAGAACCCGGATTTAGGGAATTCATTTGGGTAGTTTTGCGAACAACTGGCGATGTATTGCTAGATACTGTATCAGCACCACGAATAATTCCGGAATGCGAGACGTTTGACGCATAAATACCCATTCCTTGAGCGGGGTAGGCCGGAAGAAGAGATGAATCATCGGGGTCTTCTTCACTATCCTCGCCTCCTTTACGATGAATATTTTCGATATAATCCTTGATTTGTTTTATCTTCTTTCCAGCCGTTGTAGCCGAAAATCCATTGTTCGACGCCCCGCTGTTAGTTGGTCCTAGTTCTTGACTTCGAGGAATCTTTAGGGTTCGATTCTGGCGAACGCCGTTGCCGCCGCCACCATTTCGGCGAATATTGCTTTTGGGTTCATTATTATTATTACTAGTTTCGGCATATTCCGAAAAACCTAAAGATGCCATGTTCTCCTATAAAAAAATGAGATATTAATTCGGTGAAGAATGTTCCAGTTATATACGAAAAATATATTTGTTATGTATATAAGACGAAAATGGTGAAATTGAACAAGGAACTCACTTTAGGTGTTTTATTGGTGGTGATTGTTATCATGGTTCTCAAACCCAACCTTCTCGGGTTTTTGTACAATAACGTCCTAGGCAAGCTTATCTTTGTTGCGGCGGTCGTGTTTCTTTCATTGAAGCATACTGCTGCGGGATTGTTGGCTGTCGTGTTCGTCGCGATAGTCGCTTCGATGAGTGGCTACCACGGTTTTGAAGGGATGGCTGTGCCCGACGACGAGGAGGAGAAGAAAGAAGAGCTCACCGAAGGCGCCGAAGGACAGAAGAAGGCGTGTGAAGGTGAAGGCTGTGAGTCAGAAGAAGCGGGCAATACAAAAGAAGGTGCTGAAACCCAAGACTTGGTCGGCGACATCAACAAGATGCTTAAGAAGAAGTAATCATGTCTCGTGCGCGGATTGATACCTATGTATGCGAAAATATATACATATACATTACGAATGTCGTGTATATGTAGTGAATTATATCTAGTCTAATAATAGTAGTCGTTTATCATTGTTCATCATCAACTGATGGAACTCCAATATTATCTTCAATATATTTTATCATGGATTTATCACAATGTCCTTTATACTGATGCGGCATTTGCGATTCTTCGAATAATACTGTTCATCGGGTTAGTTAGTTTATTGGTATATCGAGAATATGTATTATTTACCTTATTGTGTATCGTGATAATCTCTGCTGAGGGGGTTAGGTTTATCGAGCAGGCCGACGGCGGCGGCGGTGGCGGTGGCGGCGGCGGTGGCGGTGGCGGCGGCGGCGGCGATAATCCACTGTGGTCGTGGGTGGGGGGCGCTGGGGGCATCGATAAGGACGAGCTTACAACCGGTGTTCCTATAAAAGAGGGGTTTTCACTCGGGTGGCTTCCGAAAATCGTCAAAGGTGATGATACCGGCAAAGACTATCGGCGGTCCAATAAATTCATAGAGGAAGATAGTAATGACTTTACGGATAAGTATTTCAAAAGTAAGCAGTGCTCGATTGGGACGGGGGCGGGCAGTATAACTATGTTCGGTAGTAATGAACTTATTGGGGAGTCGCGAACTGTCAAACTAAGCGGAATATACGATTTTGCTGGTAATGTTACGGATAATATAACAGATGACGACACTACCAACCTAAACCGATTAAAATATTTCAAGGATTGCGTATATGACCCAGTAATTCGAAGCGAGCGGGGGATAGAAGATTTTCGATTAACAAAAAAACAGATGTTTTCCGATGTCAATAATCATATTATTAATATAGAAGAATGCTTGAAGCGGTTCAATACCGGCGTATTATTCAATACAACGTCGGATATTACAGCAGATGAAAGTAAGCGAATCTCGTTATCGAACCTTGATACAAAAGATGCCGAATACAAACTAAAAGTCGATAATGACACCAACGTGACGTATGTTTCTCTCATCACTGGAGATAAAAACTCCGAAAAAATGAAAAACATTCAACCTTTAAACAAGGGGTCGAACGGTGATAATTCCAGCGACCAAACATACCGCGATTTAATTTCTAGGATGAATACGGATGAACGGTATAAAAATAAAGATGCGCTGAAACAAAAGCATTTGACCGTATATACTAAAGTGTATGGGTATCGCAGCCGAATCGATGAAATTCTCTCGTTGATGCGAACGCAGACAAAGAACGATGCGGCTTTATTATATACCGTTCGCGTGGATGAGTCCATCATCCAAGAACTGCGAATCATGTTGGCGTATCTGGCGATGATTAAACGAACGAATGATATTATCGTGTTTGAAGCCAAACCCAACATTGCCATTTATAATAAATTGAGTCCGCCACCTCAGTCACTACCTCCCTTCGCAAATACAGGTAGTAATACCATTATTGACGACAAAAGTATTTTCAAGATACCGTTGGATGATGATACATACAATACAATCGACGAAAAGAGGTATTTGTATGGTATCACGTATTATTTCAATGGTGGCAAACCGTAAATATTATATAGGAATAATATAGGAAATAGAACTATAGGAAACAGTATTATAAGTATTTCAAATAATGAAATTACGAACCGTCGCGATTTTAATACTTATGGCGTCTATCGTTCTGCTTACATCGGCTTTTGGAACGTATCAGGACGGTATTGAAAAAGAAAAGGAAAAGAATGGCGGCGGTCATGTGAGTAAGAAGGCAACCACCGCCGCCGCCCCGCAACATAAAGAACTGGTTGGTGCTGCTGGTGCTGGAACGTCGTATAAGCAAAGCGGTTCTCATCTAGACATCTCTGAGAAAGTTGATGGCCCCTATGTAAAGGAAGGACCCAACACATATCGCGGAAAAGCCGGCGGGTATGACCTGCGCGACACTTACAATAGCGACGACGAGAGCGACAGCGACAGCGACAGTGACGACGACGACGACGACGACGGCAAGCCAAAAACCGAGTTTCAAAAGAAGATCAAATATATCAAAACGATGTTTAAAGAGATATTTAGTAAGTGGAAATCCCAAGAACCGATTATGGCGCCGACCAGCATAGAAGAAGACCTTACTGCGGTCGAACTGGAAGGGTTCAAAATCCGCGAGAAATTTAAGAGGGGTGCGCGTCAGGGTATGCGAAAGCTGAGAAATGCGTTCCGCGGACGAAGCAAATCATAAGAAATAATCTATTGTAATAGTAATCATAATGTCAAAGAATAAACATAGTCGCAGTAGAACTTCATTGAGGAGGAAGACGAGTCAAGTCGCGGGGGGCGCGGTAGCGGCGGCGGTCGCAGGCGTGCCTAAACCAGCACAAGTCGGCGGCGCACCCGGTTCCATCGCATCATCCCCCCTCATCCCCCCCATCACCCTGAAATCATTTACGGATTTATTTTCTGGTAAAACGAACTTCTTCACACTACAATCGCCGGCGAATAATATTATGAACTCGCGGGTTCTTACCGCCGCCCACAACTTCTTCCATAACCTGAATACAAGCACATTTTTCGCCGGTTTTGTGATGATTATCCTGAATATCGGGTCGCGGTATATTAATCTGGATTTGAACTCATCGACGGAATCATGGATTAAGTACCTCATGAGCAAAGAAGTGCTTGTATTCGCTGTGAGCTGGATGGGTACGCGCAGTATTTATTACGCACTTGTTATCACCGCATGTTTTACGATTGTAGCGGACCATCTCATGAATGTAGATAGTAAGTATTGTGTGATTCCGCCCAAGTTTAGGGACTTACATACGATGACAGAAGAGAAGCATGGACCGGAGAAGACGGTGTCGGATTTAGAAATCAGTAACGCCCTTCACACGCTTGAAAAGGCGAAGAAAGAGAAGGAGGAAACCGACCATTTAGAACTGGTGAAGTATCATCGTATGTTCAAGGATGATTCATTTGAGTCGTCACAGCCGGCGAAAGTGGGTAACGGCGGCGGCAACGGCGGGAAATAACATAGCGTAGCGTAAGTTTGACGAGAAGAAAAATAGAACGAGTATATAGTTACTTATAGTCATTCTATCGTAGGGAAGCCTGTATTGAAAGATAATATAGATGGCTAATGAAGACGACACTCCTCCATATATAACCCTCACAAATATGATAGCAAATATCGACACAAGTATAGACAATTTCGTCGAACAACTTTCGCAACGCAACCCGTTGAAAGAGATTTCAGTGAATGAGTCTGGGGGAAAACCGTCGGCATCGGCATCGGCAGCAGCCACAAAATTCACGCGCGTTGATGGCGATTTTCCAAAATTAACGGTTCCTTTATTCGAGCAAATGGTGTATCATCGTGCGGGGTCCATGAATTTGAATCCACTTTCGATTTTCATTCCCACCGGTTATAAAATCAATTTTCAAGAAATCAACGAATATTTCAAAGAGATGGCGCGACGTAACGACCCCGAAACGCAAGAACTCATGAATCTGGTAATTGCCGCATATGGAAATAACAATAACAGTCTGTTCTTTAAGCATACGCTTCCGGGTAAGCCCACGGCGGCGGGGGCGAGACCGGTAATGGTTAGTGGAATACGTCCGGTGCCGACGACGACGACGAAGGGCGTATTTGATTTGGATCCAAAGACCGCCGAGTTTATCCAGTTTAAAATCGATAAGTGGCACCGGAGTTATATTGATTGGTGCTTTTATCGAAACGCTACCCGTTTTTTCGTCGAAAATCAACAATTGCCAAAAGACGAATTGGTTACATTGAAGATGGAGTTCGATGAAGTATATGATACGACGTCTGGCGGAAAAGGATTGATGAAAATGGTCTCGTTAATTAATGAAGATTATAAAAATATTCAAAAGCATTACGATTTTAATGTTAATCGCGACCTAAAAATTCAAAAAAATTCAAATGACTTCCAAACCTTCATTTATTTATTCGATATTTTATACGCTGAAATCCAAAAATACAAGGACGACCCCCTAGATTATGTCACAGAACGAAAAAAGTATTTCCCGTCATATTCATTCGATGCGAATAGTCTCTCGCTTCTATTACAAGTATTTGATAAGTTCCGTTCTATTTTTCTTCAATTGAAGTTGCTCGAAGACGCCGCCGCGCACAATGCTAAAAATTTTATCGATACCGTTCCATACTTATCCCAACTCGAAACATTACAATCCATCTCCGATGAATTTATGCGACTAAAACAAAGCATCGAGACCGACCCTGCGTTGAAAACTGCCGTCGAAATATTTGAGAAATATATGCTCACTTCTAACGGGTTTGTTGATGTCAATCGACAAACGAAACATATACCAAGTTATAAAATCATTCAGTATGTATTTCAGACGATAGGTTATTATAACGAGCCACGGGCTACGCCACCACTGCTGCCGCCGCCGAGTGGGTTATTTGAGAGATATGTCGCAAAATTATACACGGGGGGTGGTGCCACCAAGCCAAAAGACCCAAGAGAGATATTCAATAAACTGATTGACGACGAGTTTATAGAGAAGTTGTTTAACGAGTCGAGAATTTCATCATCACATCCGTATAAGGCTAAAATGGATGAATTGAACAAATTTATTAATTCACATTTTGATCTTATTGAGCTTTTAACTAAAAGAAAAGGGCTTAATAAGACTGAACAGAGTGATGATGATGGTTCGCCTGTACGTAATACCCTCGCTAAAAACCGAAAAGCCGCAAAAGCAGCAGCAGCAGCACCGCCACCAGCCTTTATATTTCAAAGTGGCGAGCTTGAGAATAAAAGGAAATTAACAAACAAAATCAAAGCCTTAAATATAGATCTACAGGCATATGTAACTACAGCCGACGCCGACGCTGATGAAGTCTATACAAATAACGACTCATTAGACAATAAAATCAAACAGGTTGAAGCAAAAATAAAATTATTGAAAGGTAAATATTTCGTGTCGTCATTATTGTTTTATAATCATTACTTTATTACGACACCGCCGTCGCCGGTACCCGCCTCGAACGTTATCACAGCCGCTGCCGCCGATTTCTTTCAAAAATTCTACACCGAATCAAAATTGGATACACCCGAACTAGATTCATTCCCACAGAAAAATGCGGTCACTTCTTTTACGTTCGGCATAGATTTGATTTTCTTGCTTCTTTTTCGTGTTTCAAAATACTATTTCGCGTCATTTCACGCAAATTTTATCGAGAAATTGAAAGAACAAATCGGGCCGCAAAATGTCAAATTGCGTTCATTACGAGAGAATGTTCAATACAAGGAAAGCAAACTCAATCATGTATGTGAAATAGTTGCGAAATTACTTGGTATTTCGGTTGTGCGTATTATCCCTGACCGGTCAAGTTATTTAATAAAAGCCGACGGTGAGTTCAAGGGGTTTGTAGATCTCAGCGCGGGTTCGGGTTATTTAAAAAAATGGGAAGATAATATCGCCGACAGTAGTGGAAAATACTCCGCCAAGATCAAATACGTAACCGACAAAATGACAAAAGGGTTGGATAAAGCGCTCGGATTTGCCGAGGATGACGACGAAAAAAATAAAAAAATGAAGGAGACAGCCCTTATCGAATTGTTAGAACACAATACAGTACAGGTAGTTCATATGTTATTTGCGAAACCGCGAGATTTGTGGTATTCACCAGATATGCGGGCTGGTAGTTTGACGAGTGTTTCTAAATGGGTGTTTTTCCGTTTAGAAAAACCGGAGATTGTTACGAAAAGCGCCTTTAAATGGCTCAAAGGACATTGGGATGATCCGATAAATATTGGGCGCCTAAGTGTCATACTTGGTAAAATCCCGAAAATTAGAAAAAATGAGTTTGATATAAAGGTAGTAACAGATGATTCTTTCAATGACAATACATTAGCAAGCGGAGAAAATGCGTTATGTGCTTTAGTTATTGCGTCACAGCCATCGCCGCAAATGATAGAACCAAGCAAAGATTCCGCGAATGATCCCAGATTCCAGAATCCATCATTCAGTGTAGGTGATATTATACCGACGATAAACGACGACCATGCGGTGGGTTCAAAACTGATTCAAAAACTAAAAGACGCAATAAAACCCGACCCCGAAAAGTGTAGTAATGTGCGTGGATTGATTCAAGAACAAGCAGATGAAATAAAAATGATGACGATGAATGCGATAAGGTCTGGTGGTGTTGATATGTCGATTGAGATTGATGAACTCATGATTAAACGGTATAGGTCAATGATCGATGAATCGGTAACATCAGCGAATGCCGCTAATACAAAGGCGCAATATGCGATATCAGGAATTGATAACTGGAAGGATGCGGCTAGTGAGGCTGCTGAGGCTGCTAATGATGTTAATGTTCTTGTTAGAATAACTAAGAAATCTAAAACTCAGGTGGATGCCGCCGCTGCTGCTGCATCTGCCGCCGCTGTCGCTGCCAAAGCCGCCGCTGTCGCTGCCAAAGCCGCCGCTGCTCTTGCTGCTGCCGACCCCACTACAAGTGTAAGCAGCCTCAAAAAAATAACAGAGACCGCAAAGGAACACGAAATCGAAGCCATTAAAAAACTAAAAGAAACTATAAAACATGCGGATGATTCAAAATCATTTGCTATTGTTGCGACGTATTCGGGAATAATGGCACTAAAAGATTTTTCGTATAAAACAATAGATGAGAACGTAACTGGTTATAAAAACGAGTTATATAGGTTTAAAGCCAAAATAAGAATGTTGGAGACGAACGCGACCGATCTAGCAATAAGCAAAGAAATTTTGAAAGTAAAAACTGAGATTGAACGGTTATCGGGACTCATATATGATGATTCTAAATTCTGTAACGGAGAATATGATAAGTTTGTTGGTTTCATCGCGAGTCTAACACCACCAAAATCACCTACTAATGTAAATTTGTTGCCGATTATAAGAGACGCAAAACAAGCAAAAGAAGATATCAGACTGAGAGTGAAAAATATACTAACCAAATATCCACCACAACCGACTGTCCCTAATATAGAAACTAAAATAGCCGAAATAGAAAGCCTAATTAAAGAGGTAGCATCGGCAGCAGCAGCGGCAGTAGCGGCGGCGGCGATGTTGGTGAATAATCAAAAAGCCACTGATATTCTTACCGCAATTCAGGCCGAAATAAAAAAAACTAACATAATTCGTAATTATAATAGTATTAGTGCCAACGTAACCGACCAATTTGTTACTGATGTTAATCCGTTTTTGAAGGACAAATTACTTAATATTGGTAACATATCATATAATTCACTGACATCAGTGCCATGGTTTAAAGCCACCCTCGCAAACATGGTGAAAATAGCGAAATTAAACAAAGCATTTAAGGATCCTATACCTAATATAAATGTTGTATTCAATACAGTAGTTGTTGCTCTTCATGAAATAACTCAACTAATTATTCATACAATTTCGTATTCGAGTGGAGTTTTTGATGATTCAATAAAACCACGCATCGATGGTTTATTAACAACGCCCAACCTAACACATGCTGTAATTACGAAATTCCAAGATGTTTTAAGGGAATGTCAAAGAATATATGATGATGATTTATCAATTGACGACTTTGTTACTCAAAAAAATACCCTAGATCAGATGATCAAATCGATAACATCAAGCATAGCCTCTGGTACATTTGCTTATGATGACGAAACAACTGTTGTTAAACAGATTAATGATGTAAATGCCTCGATAGATGAGTTCAAACGTAAGTTTCCATATTTACAATTATTATTAGATATTAGCACCCGCGTTTTAGGCGGAAACCTAGATCCAGATAGTCTATTGGAATTTATTATAGCAGAAAAATTGAGAATATCGGGTGTTCCTGCTCCTCCATTGCCGGCTCCCGCTCCTCCCGCTCCTCCCGCTCCTCCCGCTCATCCAGTGCCGGCTCCCGCTCCCGCTGTTCCTGTTGCGGTGGCTGTTACTGCTTCTGCCATTATTGCCGCCACCAATCCCCAACAAACTATTATCGATGAAATAAAAACAATACTCGGAGATATTGAAACAACTTTGAATCCTCTGCCCTTGCCTCGACTACCGCCACCGGTTATTAATATTAAATATGACGCCTTGACCGCATCAGCCGTCGGTATGAAAGACGAAACATCGCGTATCGTAACTACTCAGTTAGGTCAAATAAAACAAATTTTAGATGAGAAGGCACAAGCTGCGCGAGATTTGATAGACAAAATTACTGAGAGCATTATTAAACCGATAAATGAAGTGTCGGGGGCGGGGGTGTCGGGGGCGGGGGTGTCGAACACCGCGGTTTCTGTATTACTTGAGGATATTAACGACACACTACACACAACGATTTCTAAATTTGACGATTTAATAGCTGAGATTGTTAATCATTCAACGAATTATACTAATCCTATAAGAACACATATAGGCAATATACAAGATATTAAAATTGATGTTGCTAAATTAAAGGAATTACGCATAATTGTTCAACCTTATATTAAAAGATATAACGAACTATTACAATCGCATACCGTTTATATGAATAAAACACAGCAAGATGCGATAAAACTCGCCAATGAGTATCTCAAATTTAGAGGCGATGTTAAACCCGATGAACCGTTGTCTGATTTTCAACCAAACCAAGTTTTAATTCGTGAAATAGAAGGATTACTAGAATCGGTAAGCTAATACATAAGCATTTAGGTCGTAAAAACTTCTTATATTTATATCCTTGATAAATATAAGTATACATGTCTGTTGTTGTGAAGATTCCAAATAAAGTAAAACATGAAGAAGAATTTAATTCGTTAAAGACCCTCACCGATAATATCAAAAATTATAGTAAAGAATTGGTAGAAACAAAAGCAGAATTAGATAAGAAAATACTTGATTTAAACGTAATAACCACAGTGGATCACGCAGTTGATCGTATCATTGTGATGAGACGCATAACTTCTTTCAATGATAAATCCATTCCGATCCTCACTGACTCCAACGCTTCAAACATACAATTTCTTACGGAATTGAGAGATAACATTAAACGTGAAATTCAAGAAGCAAAAGCACAAGAAGCCGCGCTTGCCGCCGCTGCCGCACAGAAAGAGGCTGATGAAGCCGCAACTCTTCAACAGCAACAACAAGCACAAGAAAACGCCGCCTTGGAATTACAGCACGCACAGATCCAAATACAAGAATTAATAGAGGCGTTAAACGATCAACGAACAGATATAACTACAAATACATTAGGCGACAATGATTTCACTCAGTTCAATGACATGAATAATGGATTAGACGGATTTCTACGCCAAGAAGGCATATCACTGCCGACGAAAGACGCTATTAATAGATTAAAAGATGAAATAACCAGTGGGTTGAATCAACTACAGAGTGAAGATGCTGATATACGACGCGAATTTGAAGCAGTGAAGGAAGCCGACATTGACACTATTTCAGGCAAAATTACGGATTTTGAGAAGGCGATTGCCTTAGGAGATATTAATAAGCTGACCCCAATATTAGCTTCATCAACCCCGCTTTCAAATTTGGGAGATATTCGCGAAAGGATGGATAAATTGCGGAAGTCAATCCAAGATAAACACGCGGTTTATAAGACGAAAATAGCCAATATTAACGCGATGGTTGAGGCCGACAAGTATGATTTTCGGAGTATAGCGGAATTAAATAAAGAACTTGATAAGTTGGAAGATAGAACTGGAAGCATACAATACGTCACCCAAAGTATCAGTAAATTATCATATAACTTCATAGACATTGAAAACTCACCTATACAAATAGTCGTTGAACATGAATTAGACAAAGCGTCAAAAGCGTCAAACGCCATAATGTTAGGTTCAATTCTTCAACGCGCCAAAGCCGATCTAGCTTATTTTGATGAAAAACTACAAAATATTGAACGTAAGGTGGGCCTATTACAACCCGATAAACGTGGCGAATTTAAAGATAGAATACGCGGTTTGAAATCGAAACAAGAAGAGTATATCAAACAATATAAAATTCAAGAAGAGATACTGAACCAAATTAAAACTACTGTTTCAGAAAAAGAAATAGATGTTTCACTGATATCGCCTCCAACATCTCCCCGACCTAACGCCATCGCCCGCCGCGTATTGCCGCCCCTCTCCACCAGCAAAACACTAAATGAAGTCACACCGACATCGACATTGACAACGAAAGAGTCAGCTATAATTGAACCCCCCTCTTCTCCTAGAGATGGTCAATTGAATAGTCCGCGCCGCGCACTCACTCGACTCACCGAAAGCCAAGGGTCTGCTTCTGGAGCCGGTCTTGCAGAGCCATATGAACTTGAACCAGCAGAAAACCCGCCTACGGGGCGGATATTAACAGAAAGTAAGCCAACCGCCTCAAATACACCACGCACCGGTTTTTTTATTCCTCGCACAGATTCTAAAGATGACCCAATTTATATGGTAGATATACTTGATCAGCAAGGCGGCGACATACCGGATCTAATGTCTGATAATGTAACTATACGCCGGTTAAATCTAGAGAACGTTGAGGATGAAGATATCATTCGGTTATTAACATCATTACCTCATACAGATTTGTTCAATGATATCGAATTATTGGAAAGACTTCGTAATACAGCTACAATTGTTGATAAATCGACGCTTTCCCAAGAGCAGCTTTCGGATATAAGAACAAATCTAATCGTTAGGGATACAAGTGTTAATATCTTACCGATTATGAAAAACGCAGTATATAAATCATCTATTTTGAAACTTATTAGTATTCTTGATAAACCATCCTCGGGAATTACTCGAAGACGTAAAACATATATCGAAATGTATGAACAAATATGGAAATATTTTAATTATGATGATTCACTTTCTGTATTAAAAGGTTTGCTTGATACCGATAAAAACCCACAACCCGTTACTAGTGAAACTACCGATTCATGGACATCACGGATAGCATCATTATTTAAAAGAAATCCAAATCCAGCGACGGTCGCGCCTACTGGGGGTGTCACTGCGCAGCCCAGTTTTTCATCAAAATTTAATTATAGCCAACTTAGAGATATTTTAGGCTGGAAATCTGATACAAAAAATAGCCTGTTAGATACACTTTTTTCGGTGTTTTCAGACAATTGTTTTGAATTTAACAAAGCTAATTCTACATTTTTAATTTCACAAACTGAATCTAATGATCAGAAGCTACGGTATTGTTTTATGTTGAATTGGATTATTTTACTGGCATTTAATGCTTATGTGAAGCCTGATTATAAATCTGTAACAATAACAATACCAAATGTTGGTGAATTAATTTTTAATATTCATAAGTCTTTCTTGGGATGGATGATTACTGAAAAAACTATCTTCAAACTATTATTTACTCCAGATACCCCTATATTACAAAAATCAAAACCAGACTATAGTAGCAGGATTAAATCCAATATAATCAGTGATATTCGACGTGATGTCACGCTTGATCCTCTAAGAGTTGCGATACACCGAATATTATGTAATTTAGATCATCATATGTTCAGACCACCGCCGCCGCCAGCATCACCATCATCACAACCACGACCACGACCACAAAATCGCCTACCACCATCACCATCACCACGACAGGTCTCTAGGCCGGCTTCTCCTTCTTTGCCAAATGTGCCTAGTGCCAGTCCCACCGCCGTAAGAAATATCCCACCATTCAAGGGAAACGCTCAAGTATTCTCTCGCAAGGTTCGTCAATTATCAGGTAAGCCAACATTTGCTAGTGTCGGAGGCAAGCACACACGTAAGCATAAAAGGCATAGCGGTCCGACTCGCCGTCGCAATACCAAACCTACTTCTGAAATAGGCCATAAATATACTCGAAAACATACTAGAACATAACAACCAATCGTCGTCGGGAGTGCTTGTGATTATATTTCTTATGATAATATTCCTCTATTACTTTGGCGTAATCAAACCAGTCGTGGCTTGTGGTGCCGACTGCTTCGGCGTCGCTATCAAATCCTTCGGTTCCGCTCTCGGAATCCATAGTTTCATATCTTCGTGATTGTTTCACGATATACAGTATCATTTCTTCATGACTATTCCATAAATCAATGATACTCGATATCTCGCGCATTGTATCATACATCGTGTTGTTAGAATCAGGGGTATAGTAGCATTCATCTACGCGTGGAAAGAATAATGGTGCGTCTTTATTTTTATAGCGTTTGATAAGGTGATTTTTGTCACTAGTAACGCATGCTGCGGCGGCGGTGATGCTACTGGTATTGCGCATCACCTCTATTACTACATTATTTTTCGAGAGATTGGTTCGTATAACATCATCAATATATAGCGACAATGACGCGTCCGGTGTATCATTGTCACTGAATACAAGAACGACCTTCGATGTCGCCGACGGAAGCGGAATCGTTGTTCGCCATACGTCTTTCGACCATTCGCGTTCTGCGCGGTCGTGTGTATCATTGCGCGATAGAACCGCGGGAAATATATACGGCACGACGCCATGTCCAGTCATTTGACAATACAGACTATGTGTATCTTTTGGAAAACATGTTCCACCAAACCCGCGTCGGCCATCCGGCCCCGGAACCTGATAATGAGATGTTCCCATTCGTGCGTCTTTTTTGGCGAGTTCGATGACTGTGTTATAATCCACCTTCGCCGCGCGAGCGAAATCATAGAATTCATTCATCAGCCCGACTTTTGCGGAGAGGAAACAATTCTTCATGAGTTTCAGCATTTCTGCTTCACTTGCGTCACAGAATACAATAGTTGGCGAATCAATCGACCCGTTTTTATGACTACGATTGATGAGCTTGGTCATACGTCTTTTGAATTCATCACGTTGAATGTTCGTTATTGCTGCTGCCGACGATATGGAACTTTCTGTATTTGTAGCGGTTATTGTTGCCGATGCGCCCGTCGGAATACCCACAATCCATTCGTTTGTGCTACAAAAATCATTCTCCCATCTGGCTTCTGTCAGAAATTCCGGCATGAAGTAACATCCGTGTTTGGCCGAAAATCCAACAGGCACAGTGCTACGAATGATTTTATACGGATTCGAACAACGAGCAATCGTATCCTCTAGTATCTTTGTATAACATGTCCCGTCATGGTTGAGTGGTGTTGGGAGACAGAAAAAAAGAATGTCGCATTCGCGGTCGAGGTCTTCCAGTGTAATTCCCGGTGGATAGCATGCTTCAGGGCGAATATCGTAAATATATATCGAAATTGGTTTGAATAATATGCGCTTAAAAAATGGCGGGGGTGGTCGCTGGGCGGCGGCGGCGGTGCTGGCGGTGCTGGCGGTGCTTGGTTTCGCTGGTGGTGTCGTCGTCGTCGTCGTATCAGGAAACAATCTCTCGCACTCGTTGTTTTCAGAGAAATAATTCTTGGCGAATATGCGCGTTGCGCGGCCGACGAACCCGTTGCCGATAATTCCGATTTTCATGTTGTAATCAATATTATAAAATGATGTTTAATATTGATTTTGTGCGTTTCTATGTATTATCCATTCAGTCGGCTTCATCCAAGTCGATATTGAACATATCGACAATAATATCCGTCATATGCTGCATATAGCTCATTTTGCTTCCAAGACGCGTTCCAATCGAATCCATGATTGCGATTGTAATAAAAAGGCGATACAGCGAACGTTTAAACATCAGTCCATAGTTGTTCAAGATGTAATTGATTTCGTATATTTCGGTTACTCCGAAGAATTTGAGTTCTGGTGTCGTGTATCGAATAAGCACTTCGGTCAGTTCCTCGCGAAGTTTATGATATTTTACGCTATCTTTGGAAGGAACCACCGAACGAGTTTCATTCTCTGGATTGGCGCTTTCGGATAGTTCGCAACTCATGATGATATCAATCATTTTGTTATACTTTCGCTGATACATGAATTTCAAAGCTTTGAATAATAGCTCTTGGTCGTCGCGGGACAGATGACCGATAATACCATAATCAAGGATTCCGATTTTATACGCCGTCGGTGTCTTAATAAACAAAATATTCCCCGGATGAAGGTCGCCATGATAAAAAGATGTACAGAATGCGGCCTTCGCATTAAACGCCGCCAGCACCTTACCAAATTCATCATTGTCTTCGGGGTCGATTTCGGTGATTTTCATTCCGTCGATATATTCCATCACGATGATGTCTGGGTTTATTTTTTCAGTATAATATGCGTATGGTTTCGGTATTTTCACGTAAGGATAATCATTCCAGCTTTTGTAATACAACATGATATTCGCGAGTTCTTTCCGAAAACATACTTGGTCGTTCAAACAGACGATATTTTGAAGGATGAGGTTTTCGACATTCAGTGTTCGTAGATAGGGGAAATAACGCGTGAATTTCGCAAATACGACCAGATTATTCATAGAATCGTTGAAGGTTTTGCTGATGTTCTTGCGGAGATATTTGACAACGACAGGTATAGGTGCATCGGCGGCATCGGCGGCGTCGGCATCGGCGCGACTCTTGATAACTCCCTTGAATATAAGTGACATGAGACCGGATTTTATCGGCATATAATCATTCAATATACACAGTTGTTGAAATGGATGGCATTCGTTTGACCGCTCCTCTAGCTCTTTAAGTTCTTTTATGTCGTATTCATCATCCGTATATTTCACATTATCGGTGTATTCATTGAAAAACTGGTTGAGTTCGGGCGATACTATATTGCGGTTGGTGGCGAAGGCTTGGAAAATCTTGACATACATCATATTTTTAGCAGCAAGACGTTGGCTAGCATCAATTATCGCATTATTGCGGGATTTCCATCCTATCTTGTATTTCGCGTATTCCGATCCACATATATAAAGCGACGAGACCGAGAACCATAATGCGCGAAAGAAATCGCGACATGACATCTTGTGATAGTATTCCTTTGTTCTCGCGACGTAATCTTCATATTCTGCTTGCTCGCGCATATTATTATCCGAGTCATGTTTCACCGAACCGTTGTCGTGGTCGTGGTCGTGGGGGTCGATGAGTTGCTTCTCTTGTTCTATATAATCATTTAGCAACTCATCCATGATATTGCGTGTGTGTATGATATCGGGTTTTAATTCTAATACATATTATGATATGGATATAATATGTATCGCGTTTTTACGCCGGAAGTTTGTATTATTGCCGAAGGCTTTCTATCGCGACTTTTAATCGTAAATACATCTTCTTGATGAGAATACCGACTGCGTTCTCCATCGCAACTGTGAGTTCAGTTTCTTGGTCCGGTTTCAGTTTAAACATGTGTAGAACTTGGATGCTGGCGTTAGGAACGCCTTCTTGATAGATGTATTTCTGAATATAAAGCGGGTATTCTAGAAGCTTGTATTTTTGCCGGTTGAGCTCACCGTGATTTGCGAATGGAATACTCTTGCTTGTAAAAATGATTTCGGTATTCCCGTTATTTGCGGATTTATTGCTTACTTTTGTATTCACATACATGTACGTTTTCAAACCGCCTAAATCCCCGCCAATATCGCGGAACTTATAAAGAATATTATACTCGTTTGAGTCTGTTGGATGCGGATGAACCTCAATTGTCTCAATAATATCCTTATTCACTTCGTAAAGTAGGTTATGGATATTGATATTGATGAGAGATAGAATATTGAAGTTTGGATTGTTGTAAATGTATTCTAGTGTGAAGAGTTTCATTTCCGTGTTTTTGCCTAATCTCATATCATTTTGAGTACATATTGGTTTGAACTGGGGTGTAGATGCCGACATGTTTTTTTTTACGTCGTGACTATTATTATTGTGCTAAAATATTTATATTGATTTCGCGGTCGAAGGCGCGGTCGCGTATTACAAGTCCATACTCACCGTATTTCTCTCAGAACGTTGTCGGCGCTTTGATTTATGTGGCGTGGAATCTTGGGGAATATCGCCTAAACTAGATACATTGATTACATTTGCGTCGAGAGAAATGTCGTCGCCGTTGCCATTGCCGCCTCCGCCGGTCATTCCCGAGAGAATATTCTGGAGTGTAATATTGGACGGTGGCTCACTTGATTGCTGCGCAGAACCTGATGGCTGAATATTAATCGTCTTGGTCTTAAGGCGAGACATCATATCGCTTACATCGGTGGATGGTCCGCGCATTTCCGGCCGTCTTGATTTTTGCTCTGCGTTTTGTTGTTGTTGTTGCTGCTGCTGCTGCATCATCGGCATCGGCATCGGCATAGCGGTTGCTCCTGGGCGAACTGGTGGTGGTGGCGCGAGTGGTCCCTTGGTCGCGATAGGAGGAGGAGGAGGACGTTGTTGAGCGTATTGTGGAGGTTCGTTATTACGGCCGCCGCCGCCGCCCATGCCACTACCACCGATGATATCATTCATGAAATTGCCAAATCCAGACCCGCGTCCGCCGCCACCACCACCGCCACCGCCACCGCCTAAATTACCCGACATCGAAGAAACTGCGGCTTGTGTAAATTGCTGCATTAACTCTGGGTTCTGACGCATAATATCATCCATTCCTGGCAGCGCGGATTTGAACATTGTATTTGTCATATGAAGCATAATCGCACTTCCACCCAATTGGAAGAGGAGTTTCAATTCGGGTGACATCTTGGCCTTCGATTTGTATTTCTCGTGAAGCTCTCCGAATATTTCATCGTATTCATTGATGTTTTCATTCACTTGCTCCGACCATCCATCAAGTTTCAGATCAAATGGGTCAAACTTGTTGTTCAAAAATTCCAAACCAGTAATACATGCGAGAAGCATCTTGCCTTGAAATTTCATACTGTTATGCCTCTCACGCTCTTCCATTTGTGTATCATATTCACCCTTCATTTCTTGGTAAGATGAATCCATCGAATAACGTTTTGTCAGTTGAACACCCTTCTGTTCGAGCTCCTCCAATTTACGAAGAAGCTTGAATTTTTCCTTCAACATTTCCTCTTTCGAGAGCTGAGGCGTCGGATCTACATTTGCGTCAGGATCAAGTGGTATATCATTGAATTTGCCATATCCATCCCATGTGCGATTGTCGGCGTCAGTGTGTGACGTCGATTGTCCTAAATGAATACCACCGCCACCGCCACCGCCACCGCTTTCTCCATCAGACTTACTTAAATTGAATATTCCACTTAAAAATCCGCCGCCGCCGCCGCCACAGCCACCGCCACCGCCGCCAGATTCATTATCAGAATGGCGCGTCGGTCCGACATTACTTAAATCATTCAGTTCATTTTCAAGTGCGGCCAATTCGCTTAAATCAATATCTCCGCCGCTACTTCCACCCTTGCGGTCGGTGTCTTTAAACTTATTATTCATGAGAAGTTCTATTCCTCCTCCGAAATTCGAGCCGCCACCGCCACCGCCACCAGACGACGACTTACTACCGCTACCGAATGTAAATGTCGGCATCGTATCCAAAGCACCTAAATCAATTTCTTCCGCCATTGTATGTTCTTCGTATGGAATATATTAGATTGTAATCTTTATACTAAAATAATCGTCAGTTGTATGAATATTCAGAATACAATATTATTTCATTCACACCGCACATAATAAATGAACACGCCATAAGCCCTGTAAAAAACAATCGGCGAGATCATCCTTCTTTTTATGATTTTCAAATAGGGGCATCCATTTCGCATAATCCGAATTACGTTTTCGAGAGATTTCGCCGAGAGAGCGACAAACAGCTATACCAGACTTCTTTCGGTCGGCGTAGGTCGAAGCATCTACAAGTAACTCGTCGGCGTCGGCGTCGGCGTCGGCGTCGGCATGATGCGTCGATTCCGTGAAAAGTTTTAATTTACATGATGCCGAGATGAACTCGATTTGCGGTATATTCTTCATAATAAAATACTGCGTAATCATTCCTTGGAGCGTTTTCATTCGAGAGGCGAGGGTGCTGATTTGATTTTCAATAATCATCATGTCGATTGATGTGTTGTCCGTGCTAGATGAATACAAAATGGCATCGAGATGTTTCATTAAATTGCGGCCATATGTGATTAAATCTAGGTCATGAGCATACGTATAGTTTGGCTTTTTGGGTTTCACCGCTGGTGCCTCTGTTACTCCCGTAGTATTATAAACGGTATATTTATTCTCTTCAAATGGTTCCATATAATCTCTCGAGAGTATCGTTGTTATTTCTTTGATTAGGTCGGCTTTCCGGAGTTTAATATTATGTGCTGCTGCTGCTGCGGGTACTGCCGTTGCCGTCGCTTCCGAGAGATTTGCCTTCATATCAATGAGTTCGCCCAGTTTCTTCTTCATGATAAGCTCGGGCTTGCGTTTGAATGGTAAAATCTCTCGAGATGGAACTTTATATTTAGATTTATCGGCACATTTCGCACAATACAATAATGCTGTTGTCGAGAGAATCGGTGTCTCTGCCGGCGCTGTCGGTAAATACATCCATTTGGCTAATTTACTGTCGTTATTACATGTTCGTTTCGGTATTTCAGCGGCAACTTCAGCTGTCAATGCCTGATTTTCGGGCGATACGGGTTCAAAACGTAAATCGATTACGTCCCATCTCTCGATCTTAATCTGATGAATGATGTTTGTCGCTGAAGCTGCCGACGAAGAAGCCGCCGTCGATGCTACGAGAGAATCTGGTATATGAAATAAACAATATGCTAAATTCTTCATACCTACATCAAAACTGATAATTCGCATTCTCTCGTTGTTTGTAATGTTTGGATATAACAATCATTACAAATAAAGGTTTATATATGTTAGTTCTCTCGCACACGGCTTATCGTCTCTGCGGTGGTTGCTGCTGCTGTTGCTGCTGTTGCTGCTGACGCTGGAAAGCGAGCACCTGCTCTTGCGTGATTTCTGGCGCGACCATGCGCGATTGAAGTGATTCTCTCGAGAGATATACATCCTTCAGATCACTCTGAACATATCCAAAAGGTTCTCTCGTATCCATAACAGATGAATACATGAATGGAGCATTTCGCTGCTCTTGTTCATAAGAATTCACCTCAAATGAACCATGATTCGACATATTCACGGCATCAATACGGTTGATGCTCATAATCTGGTCGGCGTTTGTTGTCAAATACCTGCGATAGTCCCAGTTGGTCTTTATGTTTTCCGCACGGCGAATCGAATCATTCACGGCGTTGCCTGGCTGCCAACCTGAAAAATTACGTCCGTCGGTCATAAGTGGCGGAAAATCAAAATAGACATTATGACTTGAACTATAATTCTTGGCCCAATGTGGTTGCGAAAGCGACATTATTATGTATATTATGAGAATAAAAATCTACATTACTATGTTTGTTGTTGTAAAGCAAAGATTAGCTCGGCCTTTTTTAGTTTTTGGATTTCGGCGTGTTTTTCGGGGTGATTCTTGTATTTCTCCTTAAGAAGAAGCTTAAGGTCAGGAACCGACATACTTGTTAGAGGTATAGCCGCGACCGGTGCGTGTAATTCTGCCTCGCATTCAGCAGGCTCTATAGGTGATTCTATAGTTACAGAAATTGGAACTAATTCCTCTGCTGCTTCTGCTGCTTCTACTTCTTCTGCTTCTTTTATTTCCGGTTCCGTAATTATCCCTAAATCAACGGTGACTACCTTTATTTCAGGTGAGCTTACAATTTCAGAGACTACTGTCGCAACATGTTCTTCTTCTGCGTTGTCGTTCATTACAGTTGTTACATTGACGTCGCAGTTTATAACGCTGCCGCCGTCACTGCCGCTATCACTGCCGCTGTCACTTCCGCTGTCACTTCCGCTGTCACTGCCGCTTTCACTGCTTTCTCCCTGATCTGTAGTATCTTCGCTATCCGATGATATTTCGATAAGATTGCTATTGCGTTTATTCTGAAAAAAAGCAGTATCTAAATGAATTGTATGTGGCTCATTATAGGCGGCGGGCTTTTCATTCGCATATTCAAGTATGATACTTCCGTTTGTTGGAATCGCGCCACCGTTGGAAGATGATGATGATGAAATTTGATATAATCGGTGAATATCCGTGGATGATTCTTCTATAAATTGTTGTAAAATCATTGCTTGTTCTTTATGGGATTGCTCTAAAATGGTCAAACGAACCTTCATGTATTGAAACACCGCATATACTAATAATGCGCTAACGGCTAAACTAACAATTATCGTTAAAAAACTCAACTCGACCATTCTCTCGTAAATCGCGGTTTATAATATAATAATCGGCGATGTTATATTTGAAATTTGAACGGAATAAGTCCGGGGCAGGAAGGACCGATGGTCCATGTTCAACCACTTTTCAGCCAAAAATATTCCGTTTGAAAACGGTGGATTCCATTCCATTCCAAAAGTCCGGAGCAGGAAGGACCGAAGGTCGGCGTTCAACCACTTTTCAGCCAAAAATATTCCGTTTAAAAATAGAAAATATTTAGACGATATATCGTCATAACTCTAGTATATATAGCATTAATATACCGCTTGCGTAAAATGTTGCTTAAATGGCAACATATGGCAACATGCCCAAGAATGTCCTTTTTCGCATTTTGCGTAGGACTTTTGAAACACGTTTTTTGCGTGTTTTGTGACTGACCAGTCACAACTTTTTTCGATCAATCAAAATATTTGTGACGATAAATTTTCCGCCTTTTCAGGCCACCCCTCCGCCGCCACCCATCGGGGGCGTTTTTCTCCTCCATGTGTATAATACCCGCCATTTAGGCAACATTTTACGCAAGACTGAAAATCGCATTATGTATTACTGTGATACATGTAACATCAAAACCAATAACAAATTTGATTTTAATCGACATCTTTTATCGCCAAAGCATCAACGGTTATGTTCTGCCAACGTCAAATGTAAAAATTACATTCACAGTCTCATTTCGGGGGGCGGGGTCGGTTCGGTGGTGGAAAGCATCCCCCAAAACCCGCCTCCAAATATTTGCGATATTTCGACCCCCCAAAAAACACCCATCAAAAACGTCGTTCAAATAAACCTTCATGAAGAAGATGAACAAAAAAACGTGATATATAATCCCGATTCGGATGGTGGTGGTGGTGGTCACGTGACTTCGGCATCGTCGGCATCCGCCGCATCCGATGCGTATGAATGTAAGTATTGTAAGCGACATTATATAAACCGAACCGGATTATGGCGGCATAACAAAAAATACGGCGCGTCATGTATAATTAATGCGGTTGATGCGTCGAAGCTCGAGAGTACCGCGGAACTTAAGAATGTAATTACTGCGATGATGCAGATGAACAACGAATTCAAGACGCAGATGTTGGACATGTATAAAACCAGTATGTCGTCGATGACAACTCCGACACCCATTACCAACAATAACAACCACCTGAATAATTGTTATAATCAAACGTTGAATATGCAGTTTTTCTTAAACGAGAAATGTAAAGATGCGATGAATATGAAGGATTTCGTGAATTCGATTCAGTTGAATACCGACGACCTTGAAAATGTGGGGAAGCTTGGTTATGTCGAAGGAATGTCGAATATTCTCATTACAAATTTGAATAAAACGGAATTACACAAACGCCCAGTTCATTGTAGTGATATTAAACGAGAGACGTTGTATGTCAAAGACGCCGACAAGTGGGAGTGCGATGGCCCAGACCACGCCAAAATGACGAATGCGGTGCTTGCGGTGGAGCATAAAAATGTCAGTCTTATGGGGGAGTGGGCCGCGCGTCATCCGCAATGTATGAAAAGCCACACGAAGGATAATGACCGTTATTTTAAGCTGTCAAAGACAATAACCGATGGAGCGCAGGACGGTAATATATCGAAAGTGATACGTCGGGTAGCAAAAAATGTAGTTATAGACCGAAGATCGCTGAACTCTAGTAATACAGCATAAAAATAAGTAACATTTATGATGTATATGCTGGGATGAATGAACCTCATTATATAGTGATTCTCTTTGCGAATTTTATAAATTATTTGAATGTTTCTTATTATGAACATCAATTTACACAAAAACATGAAGAAGCCCGCGCGAATTTGGATGCGATATACGAGTCGGTGTCAAAAACTCCAGAGGAATCGCCTACATTAGATATGTGTATTTCATTTTACAATGATATTCGTGTTCTTGAAAATGTAACTGAAACGGATGATCCAGATTATCACAATTACAAACGATTATTACGAATATACATCGCAGAAATTACACCTAACCCTGAATAATCGTATCCGCGCTCTCTATGATTTCGGACGGATAGTTCAGTTCGCGCAATACTTTCAATCCGCCTTTAATTGTTGAAATTCCGTCAGCAATTTTATACAAATACTTTCCGGTATCAGCACACACTGACATGTGAATGTTGCTAATCGCTCCCGTATTTTTCTTTTCAAGAAGACGACATAATTCTATATAATGCGTGGTAAGAATAAGATCTACCTTCGGGTTTTTAGATATATAATCAATATATCCATATGCTGCTGCTACAGCCTCATACGGATTCGTGCCAGAGTAAAGCTCGTCAAAAATACAGAAATGCCGCTTCGACGGATTGTCTATGATACAGCGTAATATCTCCATACAACGGCGTGATTCTGCTTGAAAGAGACTATCGCGTCCAGATGTATCTGGGATATTGAGATAGCAATGAAGATAATCATATGGATTTATTTCAGCGCCGTCATAGAAACCGTAACCAAGTTGCTGAGAGATTATGATATTGAATAATGTGGATTTGATAACGGTTGTTTTACCTGCTGCGTTGGGTCCTGTTATGATAAGTTGTTTATCGAGAATTACGTCGTTTGCGATGACTTTATTGATGTTGTGTGCCTTTAATGGCGCATATACCTGACCAAACAGCTTAGTTATACCTTTACGTTGTTTGGTAGAAATAACCGTCGGGGGTGGTGGAGGCAGAACCTCGTCATTTTCATGGTCATTTGTTTCAGTCGCAATGTCGGCCTCTGGGAGTGCTTCTGGGACGGCTTCTGGGACGGCTTCTGGCTTTTCTTCGCTCACGTCATCATGTTGAATAAACGAGCATTTCTTCACCATTCCGTCGATCACAAAACTTCTACACGCGGTAAGATGCTCCATATACGCATTAAAGCCAAAACTGTATTCAAGTAGTTCATTCAGGTCGGTCTGTGAAAACAGAGAATAATAATTCTTCATCACATATCCAATCTGAAAAAACTTGCTTACAGATACTGAAAATGGAGAGATATCGGTAAGTGCTCGCGTGACCTCTTCGAGCAATCGGTATCTCTCGGCGAGTTCTTCGCGGAACGGTTCATAGGTCGAGAGATGGTATGTCTGAATAAGTTGAATCATATAGTTCATATTCACGCCTGTCGCGGTGAGATAGCCGTTGATTGTATGAATGTGGGCATGAACCAACTTGATATTATTGTAAAATCGCACACACGCCATGATATTTTGATAAATCTGGATGAAATAAAACACCACCGACATTAGTATATACATTTTTTGTTCGATGCTCACCGTTTCAAATTGTGTCAAGAATTTACCCACCGAATGCTGACTTATTATTTGCTTCAAAATATCGAGATACTCCGACAATGACACACCTAACCCTTTCATCAAAAGCACAAAAAACGGAATAATCAGAACAATAATCGGCGTTAAAAGCGCGATAACCGGCGATGAAATATTGTATAAGCTCAAAAACTGGAGAAATGACGACGATGTATTGAGTTTCGAGAGAAATGGTGTTTCGACATAACTGAATTTCTCTTTGAAATCATGGATTTTGCCTGTTCCGCGGAATTCGTTCCATGTAAGCTTCATGGTTGAAAATGCCTCCACGCTCGTCATATGCTCCGTATTTTGCGCGATACATCGTTCCAGTAGCTCGTTGTCGAACATTTCCAGTAATGTTTGGGTGTGTTTTAAGTATTCGATATCTGTGGTGTAATACTTACTCCAAATGGGCAGGTGCTCGGTTCCATATACCGATTTTGGAGAGAATATATAATGATATAGGCCATGGACAGTGTCGTCGGCGGCGGCATCGGCGGCGGCATCGGCGGAACAACTACCTCCTACATTTAATTTCGGTTTCACTTGAAGCAGTTCAAGGTCTTCAATAATAGAAGTAGGTAGTTCATGTAATTTATCGGGGTTAGTATAAGAAATAGGGTGTTTGAATGCGCATTCGACGGCAGTAACATCAATATGCTTCGGTTCAGGTTTATTACCGAACCCTAAATGTTCTAATAATAACGATTTCACTTCATCAGGCTCGCGCGGCATTTCATTCACCGAATCACGAACATCTGTAATCAAAGAACATACACTAAAAGAACAAGCCGACATTGTATTGTATTGTTATGACGCAACAATATAATATACTAAATTAAACTCACGAATGTTTAAATCCCTTCCATGAAATTCACAGGCAACTCTGTAATCGCTGTCTCATAATATGCCTCAATCTCCTTCTTGATACGCATATCGCGGCGAGTAACAAAGTTGATCGCAACACCTTTGCGTCCCCAGCGTCCTGAACGGCCGATACGATGAAGATAGATATGAACGTCCTGTGGCATGTCAAAATTGATAACGGTGCTCACTTGCTGAATGTCGATACCACGAGCGGTGACATTCGATGAAATCAGAACACGATGAACACCCGCCTTGAATTCCTGATATGCCTTATCGCGCTCGCGGTTATCACCCTTCTCCATTCCGCTATGAATACAGCAAACGGGGAATCCGTCGAAAAGCATCGCCTCGTGAAGGTCGGCCACTCGCTTCGTCGAATTACAGAAAATAATACACTGCGAAACCGAAATTGTCTTGAAAAGGTCCTTTAGGGTCAGATACTTCTGAACATCGTCGTCCAGCGCAACATAATGCTGCTGAATCCCTTCAAGCGTAAGTTGTTCTGCTTTTACCTGAATATTTACAGGATTTCGCATGAATTTCTCAGTTAGGCTGTATAAATCGGGTGGCATTGTTGCGCTGAAGAGAATAACTTGGATTTCAGACGGCATATACTGGAAAATATTGTAGATCTGGTCATTAAAACCGGCAGAAAGCATCTCGTCGGCTTCATCAAGCACCAACATATGAACACTCGAGCTTTGAATGTGATTGCGACGGATCATGTCGAATACGCGACCGGGACACCCGACAATAATATGCGGCGTTGATTTACGCAAATCCGCGGCGTCATCGGCGGTTGAAGTTCCGCCAACGAGCAGACGCATCGTAAGTCCGATCATCATCGCGCCAATCCCTTGAATCACGTCATAAATTTGACGGGCAAGTTCGCGCGTAGGAGCAAGAATGAGGACCTGTGTCTTGGCTTTGCTCACATCAACACTCTGAAGTGCTGCGACTGTGAATGCTCCGGTTTTTCCTGTTCCGGATTGCGCCTGCGCGATTACATCACGCTTTTGAATAATGGATAATATTGATTTTTGTTGAATATTGCTGGGTTTTTCAAAACCGTAAGCGTAAATTCCACGAAGAAGATCGGCGGAAATTTCACCGACGTCTTCCCACACTTTGAATTCGGGATAAGATCCGCCGGAGCCGGAGCCGGAGCCAGCGCCATCGGCGCCATCGGGGGAAGATTGAATACTTGAAGGAGTATCGTCGCTAATTGACATAATAAAGGATGGTCTCGAAAGTAAGTCACGAAAATTATCGTATATGTCTAATAATCATAGTAGAATACATTTAAGTTTGTTATGGCACCGCCGCCGTGGTCAAAAACACCGGTTTATTCCCATCCTTCACCGATAGATATTATGTATGAAAATATAATAATCAATATAAAGAAAATATAATACAAATAACATATATCATGAAAATCGCAGTATGTTTATTTGGGCAACTTCGAGATTATAAACGTGGGTATGAATGTATAAATAAATTTATGGAATTAAACTGCGAACATACATATGATTTCTTTTTCCATGCTTGGATCGACGATAATATTACATATGAATGCGCACCTTGGAGAAGAATAGACCCGAAGTCATTGTATATTGGTAATCAAAATGACGTAAAAAAGGAGATTCTTGATTTTTATAAACCGTTGGCATATCTGTATGAAAAACCATTGGACAAAACAAATGAAAATGTAGTAGCTGACATGGAATCTATAAGAAAATCATCATCATATGTAAAATGCTCAAAGCCTATTAAAGATAATATCTTCAATATTTATAGTCAAATTTGTACTAGGAGCAAAGTTAAAGACCTATTTGAAGATTATATTACCAAAACAAACACAACATACGACCTAGTAATTACAACAAGATTTGACGGATACGGGTTTCCGGTTAATTGGACAATTCCAACTATAGATAAAAATAAAACGTTATATGCTTTTACGTTTTCTTCAGGTAGATATATCATAACTGATTATTTTTTAATGTTGGCTCCTGAAACATATGTAAAAGTTTGTAATTTATATGATAATATTAAGCATATTATAAATAATAATGATCTGGATGTAAAACTAAAGAGTTTGAATGAAGGATTGGCGTTCAATGCTGAAGAATATTTACTGGCGAATTATTTATTTTGTGGATATAATGTGAATGATATCGTGTATATGAAGTCGTGGAATACTTAGATTATACGTAATACATGTAAAATTGATATAAAACTTATATATGTATTATTATAAGCACCTACCGCTACGAACGTTATGGCAAAAATAACACATCGTTACGACCTTCCGGATTATGCAGCATTTATGAATATGGGATTTGACCTTAAATTACCAGACGAGGTTATCAAGTCAGTCTCGGATTTAGCGGATTTGGTGGGCGCGCCAACTTATATCAAAACACCCGTTTTTCCAGTTCGCGAACCAGGCGATTTTAGGTTAGGGGGAGTTAGTCCCGTTGGCTGCGGTAATACCGGATATCATGTCGCTGGAAGCAGTGCCAATACGTTTCAAAGTCGTTTCGGTATCAGCGGCGGATGCGGCACAGGAACCGGTGGTGGTGGCGGCGGGGCTGGCGGGGCTGGCGTACATTCAATTACCCGTTCAACACCGTCGTCGCGCAATCAGCAAATTCCGAATAGCGAATGGGATACGATTCTATCATTCCAAAAGACCGAGCTCAAGAAAAAGGAAGGAATTGAATCGAGTATTGACAATATTCGGTCTTTTCTGAATAAGCTTACCGACAAGACATATGCTACGATGCTTGCCAATATTGTCAAAGAAATTGACGAATTGTTCAAAGCGTGTAACGACGAAACATCCGACGAGCACAATACCGTATCAGTAATGAATCGGATTGCGTCATCGATTTTCACTACTGCGAGTTCGAATTCGTTCTACTCGGAGATTTACGCACGGTTGTTCCAAGATTTGATGGCGAGAGAAAAGGAGCCGGACCATGCCGAATACTCCGTGTTTCGCGATGTTTTCGAGAAGAATTTGGCATCGTTCATGTCCTTATTCGACACGATTGAATACTGTGACCCAAAGAAAAACTACGACAAGTTCTGCGATATTAACAAGGCGAATGAAAAACGCAAAGCAATGTCGCAGTTTATCGTGAATTTGATGAAAATCGGAATTGTGGAGAAGACTCAAGTATTGGCCCTTATGAAGCAAATCCAAGATCTCATGTATTCGAATATGCGCCAAGAAGGAAAGACGAATGAGGTGGATGAACTCGTGGAAAATCTCTTCATTATGGTGAAGCATAGCCACATGGTATTCAAGGTTAAGGGCGGCAGCGGCAGCGGCAGCGGCAGCGACGACGATGAAAATGTGGAGTTATTCAAGGCACGGGTTGAACAAATTACTGAAATTTCAAAACTGAAAATCAAAAGCAAGCCGAGTATTACGAATAAGACGATATTTAAGCATTTGGATATGCTGGATGAAATCTCCGGAAAGGCGAAGAAGTGAGTGATACAAAATCGACCACGGCGTATGCGACTAATAGCCAATTTTGTGTATTAATTTTATGAGATATTCTCCATTAATATGAATATTTTCTTTTGATATTGGGTTTCTATCACGGAAGCGACCACTATATTTATCTGGTGTGATTTCATAGTATTTTTTACCTAATAAATGACATAAATTATGAAAGTCGGCTTTATGGTAGTCTTTGTGAATAAGTGGCCCCTCACATTTTGTATCAAATGAAATTTTATTATGAAAATGACCATCACAAACAGGGTCACAATACCAATCCTTACGAAAATTGATTTCAATTAGTGGCGTAGAAATAGGCATAAATATCATGTTTGTACAAGCCGCTCCATGAGCTGATATAAATAACGCGGCTCCGGAACATATCTCGTATTGTTCTTCCGGTGTCATATCGTCGAAACAGCAATACTGATACGGTATGTGAAACGTGTCTTTATACTTATCTAAAAAAAGTTGTATGGGTATATTGGTGTTCGTATCATACATGTATCGGTTATTTTCTTTACGCTGATTCATTAAAATATATTTGCCGTTTTCAGCCGGAATTACATTTTTCAACATTTGAAGTAGTATGGGATCATTGTCATATTTAATATAATGAGTGTGATTAAATGGCGAACGTAACGGTTGATTGTAAGCAAGTAAGTTATTTGTATAACTGACGTTCATACGAAAAATACGCTCAAGAAGGAACTTTCGCCATTTCTGACACGGGCTGTTTATATTAGAAATATCACTATGAGATTGGTCATAATACATATAGATCGCCGTATAACTCGGGTCATAATACATCATTAAATCATATAAAATATGGAAAATGTTATTGTCTTGTATTCTGGATACAAATACTTTTGGAATTATATTCATATCTGTATTTAGAATGATGAATAGAACATAAAAATAGATTTATATTATAATTACTATATGAAAGCCATGAAAATCGTGGTTAGTTTCACAACGAGCCCGACTCGTATCAATAAGTGCGGGCCGATGATAAATAGTATTTTGGGCCAATCAAGAAAGGCTGATTTATTTATATTGAATATTCCGGAAGAGTTTGCGCGAACCGGTGAGACGTATGTCGTGCCAAAGTATATTCGAAAATCTCTCACTGTGAATCGTATCGCGGTAGATTATGGACCTGCGACGAAAATCATCCCCGCTGTATTATACTTACGAGAGCATGCCGATGTATATGACCCTGAACACACACGTATTATTTATCTGGACGATGATATTGCTTACCCGAAGAAAATGATTGAAGCGTATGAAAAAATGATACAGCAGAGCGATAATAATGTATGGACATCAACCGGTTTTGATTTTATGAATATGCAACTCGATGGAAAACGCGCACATAAAGACACTGCGACGATTGCGGAAGGTTATGGGTCGGTATGTGTAAAACTGAATACATTCGGGGATGATTTCATGGAATATATGACGATATACACCGCCAATGATAATCAAATATGTCGTCTCTCGGATGATGTCATTTTAAGCAATTATTATCATCGTCGTAATATTGGAATAAACATCATAAATATTCCGGGATTTCTTTCTATTAACGATATTTGGCAGGAACAGAAGATCTTGGATTATGGCAACGAGGACGACGCGCTTCATTTGGGCGCTGGAGGGACATCAGATAATAATGTCGATAGATATAAACGTGTAATTTCTGCTCTGAATAAAAACAAAGACCGTCGTTTTAAGATGTCGTTTATTACAACGGTCACAGATGCTACGACCGGTGTTGTGCGAAATACATTGACACACCGATGAATTCGATGGTCTCGGTGTCTGCGGACAACTCTGTAATTATTATTTATACGTATATAATAATTACATTCATTTCATTTCATTTCATTTCATATGGTAAAATCGAAACTCAACAAGGACATCAATTATCACGAATATTCGCATTTAGAAGAAGAGGATTTCAATTACAATACACCCTTATTCCAGTTACAGTTATTGCGTGATCCGAAAAAGGTCGTTATTGGTGTAGGACAGTTGAACTATCATTTCTCAAAACGGTATAATGTAGTATATGTTCCGATTTATTTATTCAACTCTGATATGGAGTTCATGAAACAAATAGGCGTCTATGAAATGCCGTCGAATAATGTGAAAATGGACGAATCCGGTGATTTGGATGTTAGTCGTTTGACGCCGTTATTATATAGTTTTGTGAATACGGAGTTGTTACGAAAGTCGCGCGCGAATTCTGCGGCTGCGTCGGCAGCAACCGCGGCGGCAACAATCGACTCAAAAAAACGTGTTACGGAAGTAAATGAAATCAAGAAATCTCTCGGAAAGGAACCTGTAAAGCCTAAAATTGTGGCTGATATCGACATCGACAGCGACAGCGACAGCGACGGCGACGGCGACGGCGACGGCGCGGAATCATCTACGAAGAATGTATTCGGACTTGATGCTCGTCAAAAACACTTGTTATCTGGCGCATCTATTCTCCCACTTCAAACCAAAGAACAGTCTGAATTAGAGCGTAGGCAGTATAAACCCTCGCCGGAAAGCGACCTATGGATACAGAAGTATCTCCGGAATAAGTATTTCAATTTCATAGACAATGAAGGCGCCAGTGACGGATTTTTCGCGGTGATTCGCGATGCTCTTCTTACACAAGGACGCACGACTACGATTCTTGAGTTGCGAAAACAACTCGCCGATGAAGTAAGCGATGAGGTATTTCGCGCTTACCGAGAGAAATTCGCGATGTATCACGCACTTACACGAACACAAACCCGCGAGACGAGAGAATTAGTGACGAATTATAATGATATCAAACGCCGCGTTTCAACGATACATGACCGCGCGCAACAACAGCTCATGATTGCGGGGGCGAAAAAACTCGTTATCGAGCATAATCAGAAACACGATGAAATGAAATATACGAAGATTTTGGCGGCGCAGTATGACTATATGCGCGATGTGCGCTCTGTAGAACAACTTAAAGAGCGGATAATGACGTCACTATACTGGCCGGACGCATGGGCGATTGCTACGATGGAGCGGGCATTGAATATGAAGTTCATTATGTTTTCGAGAGATGCGTATGAAACGGGTGATATCGATAATGTCCTACAGTGCGAGAACGGGGCGGGAATAGAATCCATCGACCCTATTATTAGAAAACGTGGTGTATTTGAACCGACTGCTTATATTTTATTTGGGAAGGGGTCGTCGCTCACGACGACGACGACGACCGGAGGTGGCGGCAGTGGCGGAGCTCGAAGCCCTCGTAATCGAACACCTCGGAATCATATGATGTCTGACACGAAATTAACAACGTATAATTTAATAACGTATAAGACACATGGCGTTCTCGCCTTTTCGGAACTCCCTTATGATATTAAACTACTCGTCACTACAAAATGCTTGGAAAGCCAATCTGGCGCATTCTGCCTAATTCCGCAATTCAAACTCTTCCAACGCGAACTCGGCATACGCGTCGATGAAATGCCGAATGAGAGCTTGGATGATTTATTAGAGGAAGTTCATATGGACTCGGCGTCGTCGGGAAGCAACTACCACCGAACGAACGGCGCGAATTTATATACTCCAGATATCGTATTCCAGTATTATTCAAACTCTAATCCGCACGTTCTTCCCGGAAATGGCGCAGGCGAGAGAATACCTGAAGCGGAGAAAATCCATTTTCATAAACTGGCGACATTCGATAATTGGCGGCGCAAATTGTCGAACTCATGGAATGAGCCATTTATGCTGGATAATCATACATGGCAAAGTGTAGAGCATTATTATCAAGGCAGTAAATTTAAGAATAATAACCGCGAATTTTACTTGAAATTCTCTCTAGATTCAAGATCTGAATTGTCGGCCGACCCTGTCCTTGCGAAAGCGGCGGGCAGCAAGAGCGGAAAACTTAACCACAAAACGATTATCAGGCCGTCGAAGATAACGATTGACCCTGATTTTTTCAATAACAATCGAAGTGAGCGAGAGATGGAAAACGCGCTATTTGCGAAATTCTCTCAGAACAAGAATTTAAAGGATATACTGTTGGCCACGCGAAATGCGAAGTTGGTTCATTATCAACGGGGAGCCCAGCCAGAAATAAATCATCCGCTTATGCGTGTTCGTCACAAATTACGCACGGGTGGTGGGGGCGGTCGCTAGCATACTTCCTCGCTTCGCTAGCATACTTCCTCGCTTCGCTAGCATACACTGAAATACGTCGTGAAGAATCCCTGAAGCACCGCAAAAACAAACATAATGATGACAATACGCACCCAATCTGTTCCGGATGGATTTGTAAAGTGAAAACCAGCAACAGTTTTACCGTTTGAATTACCACCGGAGATAGAGGCGTCGTGATATTTACCAATATTATAATGGATTACATTTTCAATAACGTTGAGCACAATGAATAGTAGGAATGAAAACACGAAAATGTGTAAGGTTCCTGATTTGAAATATTTCTTGAAAATGAGTTCGAACATATCCTAGTTATATTATATGTTGATATTATATCATCATACAATAAAATATCAAGTAATGTGGACGGAAGAAGAAATACAAAAAGATGCCAACGAAATACAAAGCGCAATACAAACCCTGACGCGTGATTATAATGCGAAATCAGAACGGACCATCCGGTCTAGAATAACGGAAAACAAAGAAAATACTACCGGATTCTTCAAACACTTTTATGAAGCGTTACGAACGGCGGAGTATGAGATGTATCAACGGTTCTCGTCGTCGTCGATCGCAAATAACAACGAATCGATAAAAGGCGCAAATTTAACGCATGAAATCAACGAAATAAAGAACTCCGCGAATGATTTACCGCATCCTCGTATTTTATCGGAGTTACAGCGAGAATATGACCATCAAGTTGGTCGGCATGGCGATACTGAGAATGAAAATAATCGCTATATTCCGTTTAAAGTGTATAAATATATTCGCGAAAAAGCGGAATATTGTATTCGTTTTCAAGCGAAAATCGGCGCAAGGGTTGTTTCACTTTTTTTCATAACATTTCCCGAATCGCATATCTCTGTATGTAGTAAAAATGGTTCGTCGTCGTATTTATGTGCTGCGGAAATCGCGATATATCAATTGTATGCGTATAAAGTGTTTATTTGGATATCGATGGTGGGTCAAATGGCGAATCAGGAATGCTCCGAAAAACTCGACGTCTATTTTTATATGACTCCTTTCAAAAAGGAGCGCCCTCGACCAACCGACGATGACGACCATATTCTCTCGGCAATCCATGTAAATACCGGTCTTACTCGAAACTGTGAAACACATGGCGAGATTGTCGTATATCGCACAGAAGAATGGTTCAAGGTATTTGTTCATGAATCGATGCACAACTTTAACATGGATTTTATTGACTTGGATTTACGAGAGGCGAATGAACGTATGCGCAACATATTCTGTATTCCACACGGCGATATCTTATTATTTGAAACATACACTGAAGTGTGGGCGCGAATTATAACTGTTATGTTTGATACGTATTTTAAGAAAGAACCGACGGCGGATTCACGCGCACATTTCATACGAAGTGTTCGAGAGAAACTCGCCCAAAACGCGCTATTCAACGTGTATCAAATCGTGAAAGTGCTCGATATCATGAAATTGAAATATTCGGATATTACGTCGGAAAATATGGATGTGTGTCGAAAACGATACAAAGAAGATACAAACGTATATGCGTATTATATACTTGGTGGTATTCTCTCGGTGTATGCTCTTCCATTTATATGCTGGTGTTGTGATAACAATCGACGCCGCAGTCATGGCGGCATTCAAGCGATACGATTTTCAAAAAGTAACAATAATCTTCAACACTTCGTTGAATTTCTTTGTCGTGCTGGGAGAGATCCTGTATTGTTGAATATGATATCGTTTATAGAGTCGTCTGCGGCTTCGGCGTCATCAGCGTCATCGTCATCAGCGTCATCGGTGCGTCGTATAAATACAACAATGAGAATGACCCCCGATTGATGTTAGTATTACAATAATACAAAAATTGAATATAAATCGATGTATTTCATATATATCATCGCTATCATCATGTCGCGCCCTATCCCTCAAACATCCGTTGGAAGACTTATTGGCCTTACGGTCGATAATTCTAAGTATTACACGTCATCATCTGGTGGCGGTGTGTCATCGTCGCCTCCTCCTCCTCCTCTTATCCCGATTTCTGCGGAGAATAACAACAAATATACCGATAACAGTGACGAGCTTACGATGATTTGGCGTAATGTTGCCACTCTATTTGCCAAGTATGATAATATTGAAACCGACCTCGAAAGCCAAGGCGAGGCTACCAAGCGCTGTACGGATGAGGTATATCAAGAGATTCGAGACCTTCGAAATGAGTTCAGTTGGCTTCAAGCCAAACAAGACGATGCGCCTCAACCCAATGATTCTGAATCATCATCGTCCGCGACAGTTGTTCGCAAAATCCGGAAATATGTAAATAAGAAATGCGCGGAAATGCGCGAGACACTTTCATACGGCGCCTACAACGCCGATAATGAAATCTTCGATTACGTCAATAAGACGCGCACCGACCTTGAAACCAAGAATAAGAGATTGGAAGATGAACTCGGAAAGGTATATGAAGAAATGGAACTGCTCAACGAGACATACTATCGCGATTATGAGATGTTCCTGCAGCGTGAAAACAACATGATGGCAAAGTTGGATGCCGCGGTGAAACAGAGTGAGGAGACAAATCAGCGAATGAAAGACCTCGAAGATATATTCATGCGTCAGATCCAACAGACCCGAAATTATGCCGACACACATGTTGCGGGGGGTTTGCGCGAGGAGTTCTCGAAGGCGATCTGCCGTGAAGTCGAATATGAAAGCAACATCAGCACTAAAATGGTCCAAAGCGTGAATGACGAATTGACCGGTCTTATTACTCGTTCAAACGAAGTGACAACTCAACGGATTAACTATCTAGAGGACTTCCTTCTGGCTCAAATCAAGCAGGGACAATCATACTCATCAGATACACAGGTTGAGAATCGTTTGCGAACGGAGTTTTCGGATGCGATCTGCCGCGAGACCGAAAGAGTAAATAATGATTTGACCGATCTTATTACTCGCTCTAACCAGTATCATTCGACGCGGTATTTCGGCACGGTGGAAGATGTGAAGCAATTGCGCGAGACATGTCAAACACTCAAACAAAGTATCGGAATGGTGGATGCGGAGTTGTCCGATACGAAAGAGACGGTGGAACAATTGAAGGATGATTTGAGAGAACTCGACGACGATGTTTATCACGAACTGGACCGAGATTACTATGACTTGAAGGATTATGTGAAGCGCCGTATTAGTCGTCACGAACATCGCGAACATTCCGAGCCTAGGGAGGAACTGCGGCCAGCTCTCATGGAAGAAGCAGGTAATGCGTTACAGCAGATTGCGGAAGAATATGGCGATGATGAACCGATTGTTGAATATGTTGGCCCGATTGCTCAACCGCCCGAGGACACAAATGAAGAGCAGCATGTTATCATAATAGACGAGAATATTGTTATTAGTGATGATGAAGATGAATTCGCACACACGTAAAATACATATCTCGACCGCTGTAATAAAATTGAATCAAATATATTTTTTTATGTTAAGAAGTGTCTTCACACAAAAAGTAGAGAATGGGTGTTCGCAATTTAAACAGATTTATACAAAACAAATGCCCGAATGCGTCGTCGCGTATTCATTTAAGGGAATTATCCGGAAAGAGAATCGCGGTGGATACAAGTATTTACATGTACCGGTATTCAGGAGAAGGCGCGTTATTGGAGAATATGTACCTCATGGCATCGGTGTTTCGATATTATGATATTCACGCAGTATTTGTGTTTGATGGACCTCCTCCTCCCCAGAAAACAGAGGTGATAGAAATGCGTAAAAGAAAAAAGGATGCTGCTAAAAAGCAATACGACACACTTGTTAAAATCGCGAAAGACCGAAAGGACGCATCTGGATGTGATATAACGACGACTGAATTGGACGACATCGAAGAAACGATGCGCGAACTAAAGAAGCAATTCATCCGCCTGAGAGATTGCGATATATCTGATGTGAAAGAATTGCTGGTGAGTTTTGGATTCGCGACAATCGACGCGGAAGGAGAAGCCGATGCGTTATGCGCCAAGCTATCGATAAAAAAACGCGTCGATGCGTGCTTGAGCGATGATACAGACATGTTTGTCTATGGATGTCCTACCGTATTGCGCAATATTAGTTTATTAAACCATTCGGTGGTTAGTTACAGCACACCAGAAATTCTGAAGACACTATCTCTCACACAACAAGAGTTCAAAATGATGTGTGTTGTTAGTGGAACTGATTATTCACGATGCTTACCTGATTCTGCTTCGTATGTTTCACCTGATTCGGTTTTCAAGAAAATAACAAAATACAAAACACTTACCGCAAAAGAGATTCAAGGATATCATGACAGTGGCGGCGGCTTTTATGATTGGTATTCTGAACAACCTCTACAGCATCATGTGCCGCACGATAATAATGGAAAAAGCGGCAGCGGCAGCAGCAGCGGCAGCAGCAGCAGCGGCAGCAAGGTAATCCCAGAGACAGGCTCAATACCATATATCTTAAATGAAACCATGTTCGATATATCAAATAGCAACCAATACAAACAATTAGTAGTTCTTAATCGAGAAAATATTCAAAAAAAACGCATCGTCGAAATTATGATGAAGGAGGATTTTATATTCATCGAATCGTCGCCAAGCGACGACCTTATTATCCAGTCACTTTCCTCAGGAGCCGGCTCGGTCACTTCTTCTGCGGTATATGGCTTAGAACAAAGTCAGGACAAACACGCAAATCTAATCGCAAATGAAGTTTATGGGATAGATGCGTCATCATTTCAAGAATTACATACATTTCATAGGAAGCAGGATCGAAAGAAATCACGCAATCGTGATAAAAGTATTTGAATTATTCGCACCAAAGGGAATAAATGAACGTAACGCGGAACCACGTTATATTCATTTTTGTTTTTTATGTATTTGTTTTTGTTTTTGTTTTTATTTTTATTTTTATTTTTATTTTTGTTTTTGTTTTTGTTTTCCAACAAATAATGGTTGGCTGTGAATGTATTTAGGCCTTGACAGCACCACCAGCGGCGGCGGCAGCGGCAGGAACCGACTTAGCGAAGTGGGCGGCCATGTACTTCTGAAGGTTGAAGTAGGTGAGCTCCTCGCCCTTCTTCAGCTTGAGAAGCTTGAGAAGCTTGGCGTCGGGGTTAATCTTGCGACCATTGTCCTTATCCTGCAACTGTTGAGCGCGGATGTAGGCATTGACCTCACGAGTAACCTCAGTGCGGGCAAGAACACTGCCCTCGGGCTTACCCAAGAATGCGGCCAACTCGTTGGAAATCAGAGTGGGCTTAACGAAACCGGAGGGGGCGCGGTTGGCATTGGTCTTGCGACGCTTGTTGGCCTTGTTGGCGGCACGAAGCTCACGAGCATGCTGGCGCTTCAACTCATTCACCTCAGCGCGGATGGAGGCAAGAACGGCTTGGGCACTCTGAAGCTTGGTAAGAACGCTAGCGTAAAGGGCGGTGCTAACAGCGCCATCAACCTCGGCGACGGGGGTAGAAGCCTCAGCGCCATCAACGACGGGAGCAGGAGCGGCAACGGGAGCCGACTCAGCAACAGGTGCGGCCTTGGGAGCCTTGGGAGCAGCAGGGGCCTTGGCGGCCTTAGCAGGAGCGGCGGCGGCAGCAGCAGGAGCAGCAGCGGCGGAAGTAGCGGGAGCGACAGTAGTAGAAGAAGAAGAAGACTTGACCATGTTATCGGTTATACACATATGAGTAAAGTCTTTTTAAGTTGTTTTTGGCGTCAGCATAGTCCGAGCAAATCATTATACAACAGCTTCATACAACCACGGCAACGCATTACGCGCATCTTGATTTACGATTGTGAGCGTAGCCAGCACATAAAATGCGCCGAGACATTGGTCTTCCTGCGAAATTCCTCTGCTGGTAATGCGTTCTATGATAGATACACATATTGTTCGAATTTCGGAAAAAGTAAGTAATGTAAGGATATTCATATTTACATGCGAGTTATGTAAAACAAATGGATTACCGTGCGGAGGACATATACGTTCTTTCACTTCTTGTGTTAAATTTGCGCGATAATACCAGATGTCATGAAGATTACGAATGAAACGAATGAGCTCCTCGCGTTGTAACGCAATAAACCATTCGGAGTCGGAATAATTACCAAGCGTATTAATGTGCTGAAATAAATCCACGATAAATAACTCTTCCTGTTTCTCTCGGGATAGTCCTGTGGTAGTAGCAGCGCCGCCATTCGCGGATTCTTCATCCTTGTCGGAGTTGTTGTCATCCTCGTCCAATTTAACAGATACGCGAAATCCGATTAACGAACCGTAGATGAGTTTTTCATATACATTCTTGATGATACTTGGCGGAATAACATTTCGATTGTATGGATTTGTTATTGTCGGATATGATGTAATAATGAGATGAAATATAGACGCAATATGAAATCCGTAGATTTTATTATCGGTATCGCGATACGTGAAAAGTTCCATCGGTTTTATATTTGATAGCTTGTCGAATGTATAAAAATCGGTATCATTTACACAATTGGATGTATGTAAATATCCAGGGCCGCATAACCTATAATACTTTCTTGATAAAAATGTCCTGAACGAACGTTGGATTCGACGAATGAAATATGTATGTTTTAAAAATGTATGAATACGTTGGGTTAGGTCCGGCTTAGTTCCTGATTTTTTAATCCCATAATGCGAACACAATTCTTTTAGGTCGGCTAGACTGTATTTGGCTGTTTTCATTTTTTCATATTCGACCGGTTTTAATATAATGACATTTGTGGGATTATCTTCTTCTACCATCATTAATGAGCCGATGTGTTTAGGCGATTCTTGTTGGGAGTTGGCTCCGCTGCCGCCGCCGCCACCCCCGATTCCATCGAATGCCTCCGTTGTTATTTTCATTTTTTTACGCGGTTTAATACCACCTGCGGTGGTGGTGGTGGTGGTGGCCGAGGAAGGATCGGATGCCGTGGAGGCGGCTGCGGAGGCGGCGGCTGCGGAGGCTGCGGCAGAAACGTTATATGATGATGGAATAATTATAAATTCTGAATTTTGTTGCTGGGATACATTATTTTGCTTCCGTTTTAATTTAATCTTTCGATGGTATTGTTTGTAAGGATTATCATATAAACTATACGGCAACAATGTCAAATATAATTTACGTGTTTCACTTCTATTATTTATTATATCAGATTCTTCGTGTGCCGACGACATTACAAATATATATTATCAACATATATTGTTTATTATGTTTATTGTAAAATACAAACACGCAAAGACATAAAGATATTTTATTCATTTATAGTATAACTGCTATTTAATGCGTATCTCGTCATCAGTGATTTTGGGGTTATTATCGGCATCTCTCGTCGCAGGAATTGCGATAATAGATGTTCCGAAGATGATGCCCGATTATAATGTCAGTGATACCGAGACTGAAATCGCCACTGGTGTTGTTAATGCTACTTACATCGGCGAAAATGTGGTTTCGGTAAATAATAGTGAGGTGTCGGCTCATTCGTCGGAGCGAAAATTGCTTAGGTTTTCGAAAGTAATTCGTAGAATATTTTCCTCGCCGAAACCTGCGCCGAGGCCTCCTCCTCCTGCGCCCAAACCCGCGCCGAGGCCCGCTCCCGCACCGGTAGTTGTCGTTAGAGCCGCGCCGAAGCCCATTCCGAGGCCTGCGCCAGTAGTCGTGATTAGAGCCGCGCCGAAGCCCATTCCAAGGCCTGCGCCGAAGCCCATTCCGAGGCCTGCGCCAGTAGTCGTTATTAGAGCCGCGCCGAAGCCCATTCCAAGGCCTGCGCCGAAGCCCATTCCGAGGCTTGCGCCAGTAGTCGTGATTAGAGCCGCGCCTAAGCCCATGCCGAAGCCCATGCCAAAGCCCACGCCAAAGCCTGCGTCTAAGCCTAAGCCTAAGCGCAACCATGCTCACAAGCGCAAGCCCCTTCGCAAGCCTACCCCCAAGCCTACCCCCAAGCCTACCCCCAAGCCTACACCCAAGCCCGCTATGGCTCTTCCTGTATTACCAGTTGTTATAAGGACTGCTCCTACTGTATCTGTCAGTACTCCAGTTGGCGTGTTTTTTACGTGTGATAACGAGTTCGATATGTATGTCAATGGTAATAAGGTTGGTCGCGGTACAAGCTGGACAACAACGTATCAATTCTCACTTGTTATTAAATCAGGTGATGTAATTGCTATCGACGGTGTTGATAAAGGCGGTCCCGCAGCATTTATCGGCGTTTTTGGCGGAAAACCGACTAAGCCAGCCGATTGGCGTTGTTCAACAAAAGAAAGCAAGGGTTGGACCATGAATAACTTTGATGATTCATCATGGTCAAAGGCTGTTAGTTATGGAAAGAATTCAGATAATAATATTTGGCGTTCTGTTGGCCGTGGTTCTCGCCCTAATATTCCTGCTGATGCGGAATGGTTATGGACTAGCGATAATAATAACCACAATCGTGTTTATTGCCGCTATTTTATGACTCCTAAGCCGGCTCCAGTCGCGGTCGCACCCAAGGCTACCCCCAAGCCGGTTGTTGCTCCCAAGCCTGTTGTTGCTCCCAAGCCTGCGGCTCCTAAGCCTGCTCCCAAGCCAGTTGTTGCCCCTGCTCCAAAGCCTGTTACTGCTCCTGCTCCCAAGCCCGTTGTTGCCCCCAAGCCCGTTGTTTCCCCCAAGCCTGTTCCTGCTCCTGTTTCTGCTGCTGTTAGGACCGTCTCTGCGCCGGTGGCTGCTCCAAAGGCCGCCCCCGTGAGCGTCACAAAACAATCAGTCATCGACGAAATTATTCGCACAAAGTCCAAAGCTAGCAATAAACTTACCAAATTTCAGGAAAAGATATTGTCTCTCATGAAGGAAACAAGTGATCAGCAGCTGAAGGTTGAAAATGAAAACCGCGATAATTACAACGGGGTGAGTGTTACTCTTCAAAATGAACAGCTTCGTCTTGAAGCCGCCCGTGCCAATATGAAGAAGCTATATGATGAGACCACCCGCCTCAATAGCACTATTCAGACGCATTATAAGAAACTTATTGCGGATACGGATTATCTTCAATCTCTCGACGCAATGCGCCCTTCATTCTTGAAATCTCTCGGCGAGCTCGCTTCTCATATTCAGGCAGTGAAAACCGTCGTCGATAGCAAAATCGTCAAGGATGAGTACAAGGATGAAATGGTCGAACTTCTTACCGGTATTCATTTTAATACTCATAATATCTCTGGATATGTCGCTACTGCTTTTATTAATCACTACAATAAATACAAGAACCTGATTCAGAAGGAAAATACCGACTATTCTGCCGAAATGAAGCGTCTCAATACTCTCGCTGAGGAATACAGAATTCAGGCAGAGAGAACCGCGACTATCGAAAGGGAGCGAGCCCGTCTTCAGGATATTCTCTCGAAGTTAAAGCTAACCCTCAATCTCTCGGAAACACAGCGCGAAGAGTTTGAAATGTTGATGAAGGAGATTATTTCTATTTTCGATAAGAAGCGGTGCTAGTTGCTCGGTTGCTCTGGTGCTTCATTCCGGCAGAGCCGGCATTCCGCACCTACACAACCTCGCGCTGACGCCGCTCAACATAAAAAACACAACCCAAGCGTTCCCCGCCGTAAGATTTGACCGGCGAAGCGAATAGAGTATATATTGACGGAGAATGTTATGATCATATTCGCCGTCAATTCCAACCTACGGTCTAATCTTACGGCGTCAGCGCGAAGTTACGAAGTTACGGAACGGCTCCGCCGTGGAGCGACGTAGTAACTGAGCAAGAGTATATATTGACGGAGAATGTTATGATCATATTCGCCGTCAATTCCAACCTACGGTCTAATCTTACGGCGTCAGCGCGAAGTTACGAAGTTACGGAACGGCTCCGCCGTGGAGCGACGTAGTAACTGAGCAAGAGTTTATATTGACGGAGAATGTTATGATCATGTTCGCCGTCAATTCCAACCTACCGTCCAGTCTTGCCGTCCAGTCTTGCCGTCCAGTCTTGCCGTCCAGTCTTACGGCGATATTGAGCGGCGTCAGCGCGAGGTTGCGGAATGCCGGCTCTGCCGGAATGAAGCACCGGAGCAACCGAGCAAATTTAGTATTCAAATTTCCATCCGTCACAAAAAATTGATTTAAACATTTACATAGAATACATATATCATCGTTCAACACGTCTTATCGTTCGTTCTACTCGCAATCGCAACAATGTCCTCTGAAATGGTTATCCCCGGCGCTTCCTTCAATCCCGTTTCCGATATGAAATATACCAAGCCCAAGGTGAATTCCGTGGGTGGCCGCAGCGTCGGCATCGTGAATTCAAAGACCAGCACAGTGCTGAATCTGTCATCCCCCCTCATGCTTACTTGGGGTGTTCAATCATTCACCGACGACAAGAGCGGTAAGGTGAGTTATGACCTCGCGCTCCAGTTCCCCAATGAAGGTTTCGAGACTCCTGCTACAAAGAAGTTTCTTGAGAATATGTCGTCATTCGAGAAGAAAATCAAGGAAGACGCAATCACAAATTCCAAGGAGTGGTTCAGCAAGCCCAAGATGACCGCCGACGCGGTGGATGCGCTCTGGACGCCTGTCCTCAAGTATCCCAAGAACAAGGACACTCTTGAGGCGGATATGACCCGTGCTCCTACTATCAAGGTGAAGCTGCCTTTCTGGGAGGGTGCTTGGAAGGATTTGGAGCTCTACGGTGTCGATATGCAGCCAGTCTTTCCCGACCCCATGAATCCCTCATTGTCTCCTCAAGACTTGATTGCGAAGGGCAGTCACATCGCCGTCTCGATTCAGTGCGGCGGTATCTGGTTCGCCAACGGCAAGTTCGGCGTTACTTGGAAGCTGTTTCAGGCAATCGTGAAGCCCAAGATGTCGCTCAAGGGCAAGTGCCACATCAAGTTGGATGAGGATGAAAAGACCAAGATCGTCGCACAGGTTGTTCCTACTGATGTCGATGGGGATGGTGAAGGTGGCGACCACGAGCATGACAATGTGTCGGCAATCATCGAGGATGATGATGACGAGCCTGCTGCCGTAGTTACTCGCACACCTTCTGCGCCTGTCGCTAAAGCAACTCCAATTGTCGCTGCTGCTGCCACTGCCGCTGCGGGAGCCGACGCAGCTTCCAAGAAGAAAATTGTTCGTAAGGTCTAAATCATAACATAGATGTGGATATTCGGAGAATACTCAGCGGTCGGCACAGGTAAGTCGCGCGCGACCTCACACACGTGTATCTATTACAGTCAAGTCTCATATATTTGAAAACAGGTGATATCATTTTTTTTACGTATTTGTAAAAAAATTGAAATACTAATACAATACAATACAATACAGTAGTGTAGAGACGACGCAAAAACATGATAGGACATTCAATCAAGGGATCCACTGGACGGTCGGTTTTATTACTCCCGTTCATCTATTTAGGACAGAAGATTTCAGTAGTAAGTTCATACGTATTCACGCCCAATTCCACAAAAACAGAAAGAAGCCAAAACGACAAAAACAACAAAATGCGGGAAGCAATCATCTCGGCGATTATCAACAATCGAGTGCCGGCCGCGTATTACCTCACGGAGAGATGGCGTAATTTGAAAACCGCAGTGGTTGGGTTTCTTCAGCCTTGCTGCTTCGGGACGGCGGTGGCAGCACCGCCACCGCACATTGAGTGTATTCCCGCCGCTGGACGCACTCACAATTACGACTTCGCTATCGTAAGCACGAATGCCGACGGCATTTCAACGACACACCACGTAGAGTTCAAATTCAATGCCGCGAAAGTATCAGACGCTCCACAGTTTGTTTCACCGATGAAACCTAGCCAATATTTGTCGGGGTCATATGAAGAGTACTTTTATGACAAGTATATGGCGACCATCGCCGCAATGGCCGGCGTCGTAGTGCCAGACCGAGCCGAATGGCTGAAACAAATTCACAACAATACACCGGCATGCGTCAAACATCTTCAAGACAAATACTATGCGGGGTGCTCAGTGAGTAGTCAATTCACGCATGACGCGAATGATATCGCGTTTTATGAAACGTGTAAGAAACTGTCGAGTGAAAGTATTCGCGAATTCATCACCCACCACGACCTTGATATCCAAAAATTATCCGACTATCTTCGCGAATCGCAAGACGGGAAGACCTATATGTTGTTTCAACCTGCCGGCGGTGCGGGTGCCGCATCCACTCCCGTCATCACCCTTCAGCGGGTAAATCCGGCTGATTATACGATTGTGTCGTGTATTAAAAATCCTGAAAAATCGCGCTATGAATGCGTGACACAATCCGGTAAAAACATCCGCGTCCTTCTCCGTTGGAAAAACGGCAACGGCATCGCATTTCCCGCGTTTCAAATATCGTAAATCGGCAACATATGAATAAGTTCGGTTGTATTCATGGCGTTGTTGGCGCAATAACACGCAATAAATTCGCGGGTTCTAGGGTCTTGGAATGAACGGATGATACGTTCGAACGATGTGTCGGTGTCGGCGTCGGTGTTCCGCGTAATATACAACAAATGGTTCTCTATCAAGTATTCCTTCGATGATACCGTATCAGGAGTAATGAGACAATATTCAAATTTATATTCACCGACGCCATATCCGCGGTTCAATACAATCATTGGTTCGCCGCTTTCTCCGCCGCCGCTGCTGGGTTTATCAATAAACGCTTTTTTTTCCGCATTTTTATATGTCTTATGAACAAACTTCCCATTTTCTATATTCGAACTGTAGATGAGGCGCGTTTTTGTGCTGTCGTGTGTAAGTATATCTTTACATTGATTCCAAACAACCGTTCCGACTGTGACTTTAAACCCGAGATCATGTAATGAACGTGATCCAGCGTATAATTGAAGCATACGAGGGAGGTCATATGTGAATATCGTTGCGCCGGATTTTTCAAATACACCGCCGATACAGCCTTCGATTGTCGTCGGCGTCGTCGTCGCAACTGCGTCGTGTTCATCATCATCATCATCCAATACTAGCGACGGCGACCGTTTTTGTATTATCAGCACGAATGTCGGCTGCTGTGTTTCGAGATAGCCACCGCTATCACATTTCGCGATATGAAGAATTGAGAAATGACGCACGATATATTTCCGCGTCTTGTCGTAGTATTGAGAATTCATGAAACTGGACGGCAATACGAAACACAGCACGCCGTTTTCACGCAATAATTTCGCAGATTTGATAATGAACAGGATAAATATATTGGGTCGTCCATCAAAGAATGGGTGATATTCAGGCGCCACTTCATCTTTTTTCATCACATAATAGGGCGGATTGCCGATAATCAGGTCAGGGGCGACGGCGGCGGCGGCGGCATCTGGAGCTGCGTCGGCGTATGTCAAGAAATCGCCATGTTGAATGCGGACATTTGTAACCGCCGAGAAATGCTGCGAAACTTCACAATATATGTCATGGTTATATTCAATACCGGTAATATCTGCGCGGGGGTATTCACGCGCTAATGCGGATATAAACTCACCAGAACCACACGACGGTTCAAGAATCGTTTCGAACGGACGATGACGCTTCTGCTCAAACGCGCGAAGGCGTAGTATAATATCCGCAACACACGCAGGCGGCGTGAAGAATATCCCGCCATTTTTCTTGTCGTCCTTTGATAACGATTTAGTGAGCTTCTTCGATAAGTCGGAAAATGCCAGTGACATAGAACGTATTATTATACAATGACGGTATAATAATAACGTAATAACAATATATTGAAATCAATTTTACAGAGTCAAATGAATATTCGCATATACGTTGGCTCGGGTTCCGACCTTGTAAATATCACTTGTCGCCGTATTATACGCCGCAATACCTTTACTAGAACCGCGTAATAAAACACACTGTTTTACGGCGTCGGTGGATTGTAAGCATACATCACGAGCATGTAATTCATAGACGAATCCGTGTGACTTCAATTCCTCATTGATGATTACAGGGATAACCTGCTTCGTAAATAATTCGCATATACCGACATCGAGAGATATATACATGTTGTTATTCTCGTCAATTGAAACATTTTCGGGAAGTTCGGGCTGGCACACGACTATCAGAATATTATCGGTCTCGCCGCCTTCATTCGGTTGATTAAAATGAAGCTCGCTATGCCATAGCGGAATGTAGTAGGTTTGGCCACATTCGTGAAGAATATATACACGATCCAATAACATGTCCAATAATGACGGGTTCAGATGAATGACAATATCGTCGCGCGTCTTTGTTTCTATGATTTCGGTGAGTTCATCCATCATCTCTCGAGAGATTCCGAATAGATCTTGATTCTTCGAGAGAATATCATATATCGTAATCGATGCCTGCTTATCCATATTTCGGAATAACAAGACTGCGGATTGTGCGCCTTTATTCAATATCGTCTGAATGATGGAATGTATCGCGTTAGATGTGGTCGTATCGCCGGCACCAGCACCAGCACCAGCACCAGCACCCGACGATGACCTTATTTTCACGATGATTGATTTGATGAACATCTGAAGTAAGTTGTCATATCCCGATGCGTCGGCGTCGGCGGTGGCGGCATCGGTATCTGCGGCATTACTCCGATATCCGTGATAAAAGTAATCCTTCACGCGTTTATGTGCGTCGTTGATTTCTTTGAACTTTTCAGTCGCAGCCGAGAGGTTGGATGTCTCTGCCTTATCCGGATGATGTCGTAATGCGAGTAAATGATAGCGTTTATTTAACTCTTTGAGAGATACGACATCGTCATTGAAACCAAGTATATGAAGTGATGATTGTATGTTTTCTGGATACGGACTAGGCATTCGGTGTTTTATGTGTATAGGTGTGTATCTTACATACTAATAATAGGACGAAATTCTCTAAATGATATATCGGGCGGTAATTATTATTGAAATACTGTAAAAATGTATATGTTTGTATCATAACATCATTCATCATCTCCGGTAATAATAATCCTTTTTCAATCAACTGTCGAAGAATGAACCACACGCATTCTTGAATATTGATATCATATGTGAGAAGGTCATACAATCGTTCTCTCAGCGCATCATATTTCAATTCGTTATCTGGTGAGATTATAACCCCAACAATATAATTACATATATTCTCATGCGGCTCAGTGAGTTCAGTTACATTCGATTTCAGTGCCTTGATATTCGTGATTGTTTCTAGGCGGAATTTACTCGTAAGACGAATGGGCGTTTCTTTGATAATGTCGGTGGCGGCCGACGTCGTCGTGCCTTTAAGGCATTTATTGTACGCAGTGGCTGTGGGGCGTTTGAACGGAACCAATTTACATCGATGAAGAATGTTATCCGGAAGCCAACTCACATGATCCGAGAGAATGATGAACTTGAGGCTTACGTGTTCGGATGATAACATATAACTATAAAATGTCTCCAATAATTCGCTGTGTATTTTATGGAAGTTCTTACACATGATGAATGCGGTCGTCAGCGGTCTCGAACCGACAATATCCTGTATTTGATTATAAATTTCATTCCATAGATGCTTGGAATTACATCCAAGGAGAGACATATCCACCTCAAAATGACAGTCGCTGATTTTCATGAAAAATGTCTCTTTATTGTATGCGACTGCGATGCGCTTTTCGTATTTGAGGTGAGATGGGCTGTATCGTGAGATCAGGTATAGTGCGTGACTATACTTTCCCACTCCAGGCGGGCCATGAATTATTATACTGGGGAGAGATTGAATATCAGATGCGAACGACATGAATGTCTTTTTTATGACTGGATGAAGTGAGTATTCTTTGACTTTATTAACATAATCTATGTAATGTGTTTCGAAGAATTTCATGGCGCGTGTATGTGTATGTATTTATGTTCTTGATTTATACCTGTTTTTTATGTAAATCAAAAATACGCGCTTCGGCATTACCAAAGCAATTTATCCGCCAACCATCCATTGCTCCATTTGACGTGGCGGTCGCGCTCATGTCGCATTTTATAGAGACGACGGCGGGTTTTCGCATAAGTCAAGCCGCGCTTGCGAATATAGGTCGGGAAATCATTCATACCCGCAGCACCGACACTCGCGATTTTGCGCGATTTGCGAAACACGTCGATTTTTTTCTCTGGATTTGTCGATGGTTTTACAACGACGCCGATTTTATGCGCCATTTTACGCGTGTAATTCGTGATACGGTATTTCATCCTCACTGCGTGTGTGTCGATGCGTGTGTGTCGATGCGCGCGTCGATGCGATATACATACACGGATACAAAAAAATCTCGCTTAAATCGATAATTATATTCCATGTAAGCGAACGACAATAATATAAATATGAACGTAGTCATTTTGCCTAACGAATATAAAGGGTCACAGGTATATTTTACCGAAAAAAAAACGAACACTCATATTCCAAATAGCACGTTTAATCGCATTATGTATTCAACCGCCGATTTCATGATGAATGGGGTTTATATTCAGTTCGAATTGTTTGTTCGGCAAATCGAGCAAAACTTCAACAGTAATATATACAATTGCGTATTTGACCCGAATCATGAACATAATCAGACGATGATGTCTATTTTTCAGAAAATAGAAATAGGTATATTGGATAAATGGATGCGTCTTGAACACTCGACGGGGGCGTCGCCCGCGCGACATAAATCAATGGATATTATACAACAATTACGCGGTGGCAATATTAGTGTATGGAAAAATGACTTTCATTATCACGACAAACCGCAATTTCAGCATTTCATTATAAAAATATCAGGTATATGGGAGAATGAAGGAGGGTGCGGATTGACGTATAAGTTCATCTAGTCTTTTTGGTGATGCTCCAAGGCCGAGGCAGGCTCGGCCCATTGCGCATCACCAAAACCTTGCCGATTCCGGCTCCGATAGGGGGTATTCATTTTAGATTCAAACACCAAACCCGCTCGATTCCGGCTCCGATAAGGGGGTATTTATATTAGATTAAAACACCAAACCCGCTCGATTCCGGCTCCGATAGGGGGTATTTATATTAGAACTGATGATGTTTCATAGTTCGGAGTCGGGTGTTCTAGGTCTTTGTATTACGCATGATGATGTTTCATAGTTCGGAGTCGGGTGTTCTAGGTCTTTGTATTACGCATGATGATGTTTCATAGTTCGGAGTCGGGTGTTCTAGGTCTTTGTATTACGCAATTGCCGTTGAGGCAATGGAGTAATACAAAGAAAGTAATACAAAGAAAGTAATACAAAGAAAAATTAGGAATATTGTCATCCATCGGTCGTAAAGAACCGCAAAATGATTTCGTTGAGAACCATACATCCACCTGCCAGAAGTGCGACAAAACCCGCAATATAAGGCCCGTATTTCGACATGGCCTCGCTATACTGTCCCATCTCCGACGAACAAAGCATTTGCTGGTTGATATATGCGTACATAATACCCGCCTGTATCAAAAGAAGAACATTCACCGCAGTATCAAAGGTCACATACGTTTCCGCGACATGTCCCGAATTGATTTTTTTATAATAAATCGTGTTCTGATAAATAACCCATCCGATTATAAGCATAAAAAGTGTAATCGGCACTACATTCAACATACTCATTCGCATCATACATCCGGGTTTATCAGGATTGTATTTATTAATCGTGATTGAGACGATTGTAATCATTAGACAAACGGTCCATAGTAATGTGAGGTAGTAGAAAATATACGACTTGAAATATACGGTGATTTGCTTCTTTAGGTCAGACGAATCTTTACTCTTCAGTTCGTCCTTGATGAGAGATATATCTGTCAGACTATTTACATCGCTAAATGATGGGGCCGCATTTTCAATATAACTGTATTGAAAAATCATTTTAATGATGATGGTGATGATGATCAGCATCGAGAAAATCTTGAATGACGGAACGAGGTCATTCGGTCCGGCGATGTTTTCCATATCGGTTGATGGATGTTTTTTGGACGGACAGGACGGTTATACACTATTTAGATAATAATTACATTATGTAAATATAGATCCATTCCATTTCATTCGATTTCATTCCATGGTGAAGAAAACGATTGTTGTAACCGGCGGCGCAGGTTTCATCGGTTCTAACCTGTGTATCTACCTTCTCTCGCAATCTCCCGATAACTACGTTATTTGCGTGGATAATTTAATCACGGGGTCGCTCGACAATTTGCGAGAGATACGCAATGATCCAAGATTCCGATTTATCGAGTATGACATCACGAAACCTGTATGTCCCGCATTATTCGGTGAGCGCGTGGATGAAATCTACCACCTCGCGTCGATTGCGTCGCCCGAGAAATACAAAAAGTACTCGATGGAAACCCTCTTGACGTCTATCAACGGCACCCAGCGTGTGCTTGATTACTGTGTCTTATACAATTGTAAAATGCTCTTTACTTCCACCAGCGAGGTTTATGGCGATCCGTTGGTCCATCCGCAGCCCGAGACCTATTATGGCAATGTGAATACGGTCGGCGAGCGTTCTTGTTATGATGAAGGGAAGCGTGTCAGCGAGACCTTAATCTACGAATACCAGAAAAGATTCCCAGATTTAGACCTGAAGGTCGCGCGGTTATTCAATACGTACGGCCCGCGAATGGACTTGGACGACGGGCGGGTTATTACCAACTTTATTCGACAGATTAAGCGTAGCGAGCCAATCACGATTTATGGGGATGGGGCACAGACTCGGTCGTTTTGCTACGTGGATGACACAGTACGTGCCTTGGTGGCGTTTATGGCTGCGCCGTCGTCGGATGTTATCACGATGGGTCCAGTTAATATCGGCAACCCTGAATGCGAATTCACGATGAACCAGTTGGTGGAGGTATTTAGGCGGGTGTTGGGGCGCGATGGCGGCAACGGTGCTTTTGAGTTTAAATACCTGCCGAAAACACAAGACGACCCGATGTGCCGCCGACCCGTTATTACGAAAGCGGAGGAATTGTTTGGGTTCGGGTGTAAGGTTGATTTAGAAGAGGGAATATGCCACGTTTGGGATTATTTTTTGTAGTGGGGATGAAAAATAATAAAATATATGTTATATGTATAATATTGAATATGGAATCACCCCCCCGAACGCTGACAGAACGCGAACGCACTGTGTTGTTGCCTGCTATCAAGAAAAAACTCGGTGGATCAAAAACAGATGATGAAATTGAAAAAGCGTTGAATGATTATATGAAGACCGACGAAGATGCTCAGACCGAACATGTCAATAAGACCGATGAAAAAATAGTTGAAGAAGTGATAACACTTTTAATGCATAGTGCTGGGGGTCGTCGTACCAAAAGCTCCAAGAAGCGCGCCACCCGCCGTCGTCGTTCATCCAAGCGCAAGAGTCGTAAGATGAACAAGCGTCGTAAGTAATCACTTCTTCTTGAAAAACCCGAACTTCGGTTTAGGTTTCGCCGGCGCAGCTGCATCAGCAGCAATCCACTCATGTATCTTCGCGACATCACACGTAATATAATTCCCGTGGGCTTCCGGAAACCCTTTTAACGCGACGAACGCCGGTTTCGTCATTTTCTGTGTTTTATGAAAGATATACGGTCCATATCTTCCATATCTTATTGTCGTATTTTCGTCAATGGTGCGTAATATTTGGCCTTGGACATACGTCGTGGGCGCGGATGCGGATGCGGTGGCGGCTGTATCTCCAGCGTCTTCCATTGCGCCCACCAGCGCAGAATTTCTCTCAATAAACCTTATCACGTCTTGTAATGTCAAATCAAACTCGGATTTTTGATTTGTCGTTGTAGTTTTCGATTTGCCGCCGCCGCATCCCAGCAACGGCTTCAACGAGAGATTTGTATTCCCCCACGCGATATACGCACCATATTTCCCGCTTTTAATAATTACATCCTGACCTTGATATTGACCCATCATGCGTCCGCCTCCAGCAACAGATATCGGCGCGGGGGCTGATGACGTCGCTGAATTGCCGCCGCCGATGTTCCCGCTGCTCCCGCCGTCGGCGGATTCGGCTTCGCCTAGCATATACGCAAGAGAATACTCCCCGCGCAAGATTTTCGCGTATTCTAGGTCGGGGCGCACACTTTTAAATATGAATTTCGGTTTCTTTTCTGCGCCGTTAGGGGTCGCGTCGGCATCGGCATCGTCACTATCTGACTGTATCGTTGGCGACACAGCACACCTAATAACCGGTCCATTCCGCCCCAATATATACGAATGTCGGTCATCGATATGGATTTCCTCCTTGACAACTCCGCGCGCCTTCAGTTCTTGTAATTGCGCGGCGACATCAAACCAACATTTATAACAGAGTTCATGCCATACCATACCACCTGTGGCGATTTCATCTAACTGGTCCTCCATATTTTGCGTGAATTCATACTCGAATAGAGGCGCGAAATGTTCAAGCAGGAACTCTATAACAATGATTCCGATGGATTGAATAACAAGCTTGCGTGTTTCGCCGCCAATCTCTCGAACTTCCGTTTTTGATTCTATCTTTTTAGACCCCTGCGTCGAATCTGAAGTAATCGTAAATTCACGACACTCGAGAGATTTACCGCGGACATCTTGGAGTTTCACATATCCGCGTTCTTGGATTTTATCGATAAGACTAGAGAATGTGGATGGACGGCCAATCCCCTTCTTTTCAAGAAGTTGGACAAGCCCCGACTCTGTATAATGCGATTTCGTGTTTCTAAGGGAGCATTTGGTCATGATCCGCTTGAATGGCATCGCTGCGGCCGCCGTCGTCGCGAGAGACGCAAAATACGTATATTCTCTCGCCTCAGTGTCATACCCGCCCGCTACGAGTTTCCATCCGGGCTTTATCACCTGTTCTGCGGTATATCTATATTCACATGCTGCGCCTGAGACCGCGACCGGCGAAGAAATGGCCATCGTGATTGTTTGACAATGTGCGGCCGACATTAAACTCTCAAGTGTATTCCTATGAATGATAGAATATAGTCGATGTTCTCTCGGATGACAAGATTGAGGAAGTAAAGTTCGAGAGATATCGGTGGGTCGGATGGCTTCGTGAGCCGCGGCGTCGGTGGTGTCCGTTGCGCCTTTCTTTGATGAAGACGATGAAGACACGTTCGAGAGATTTCCGATGAGGTCATCGCCTGCGCCAGCACCCGCGCCTGCGAAGCGTTTCCGAATATAGTCGCATGCCTTCGCCACGAATTCCGCGGAATACACTTTACTATCCGTTCGCATATAGGTTATATACCCCTGCTCGTATAACTTCTGCGCAACAGACATCGTATCTTTTGGTGAGAGATGAAGGTCGTTACTGGCGGCTTGCTGAAGCGTGCTGGTGGAATAAGGCGACGGCGGTGCTTTTGTCACTTTTTTAGCGACGCCGACGGTCGCGCGAAACCCCGCATCCGGTGCCGCTGCTGTTTCACGAATGAATATTTCGAGACATTCTTCACCAGAAGAACCAGCGGATGATTCGATTTCTCTCGAGAGATGAAATGTAAGATTAAGTTTGGTGAAGATTCCAGAGACAGTATAGACCATCGTCGCAGTAGATGATTCAATCTCTTTATAATTCTCGTAGATGAGACGCAATGCTGGAGTCTGGCAACGACCCGCCGAGAGATTTGTATGTGCGACATACGTCCATAATACAGGAGATATTTTATAACCGACAACGAGGTCAAGCACCTGACGCGCCTGCTGGGCGAACACGAGAGACATATTGATAGTGCGGGGGGCTGCGACGGCGGCCTTGAGCGCGGGTTCTGTTATTTCATGGAATATAATCCTTTTAGTTGTAGTTGGCGAGAGATTGAAGACTTGGCAGAGGTGCCATGCGATTGCTTCACCTTCACGGTCGTCGTCAGTGGCGAGGATGACCTCGGCGGCGTCGGCGATTGCTGCGCGGAGTTTCGCTACCTGAGCGTATTTCGACGACATAATAGCGAACTTGATGGCGAAATCGTGATCGACGTCGATGGATTTCAGACCGTCGGCAATCTCTCGGATATGCCCGAAACTGGCGAGACACATGTATTTATCTTTACCGAGGTAGGACTCGATTTTCTGACACTTGGCGGGGGATTCCACGATGACGAGGGTGCGACCTTTGGACCGAGCCGAGGCGGCGGCAGTGGCAGGCGCAGGCGCGGGAGTCGCGCGAGAAGCGGCGGTAGTCGGCCGTATTTTGAACTTGGGTGGCATCACGCAGGTGGTTGTGTATGTTGTAATTTCATATACAAAATACGCATTCAATTTTATACTTGTTTCATTATAATACACGTATAACGAGTGGATGTATTACTTTATTTGTAATACTATATTATACAATGAACCCTTCTGCCCCAGACAACTCCAAATGGTATAAATCGTTGGACCAATCGCCACTGACCCCGCCGAGCTGGGTATTCCCCATCGCATGGACGATATTATACGCACTTATTATCGCATCTGGTGTGGTGTTCCTAACAAATGGCGGGTCCGTCCGTTCCGTCGGTTTCTTCTACTATTGTGCCGCGTGGGTTCTAAATCTCTCGTGGTCACAGATTTTCTTTCGATTTCAACGTCCTGATCTGAGCTTCGTTGTGATCATGGGAATGCTTGCGTTCATCGCCCTTAATATCCGCGCGTTTTATCCAGTGAGCCGCCTCGCGGCGTATCTTCTCGTCCCCTATCTCGCGTGGGTTTCATTCGCGACCTACTTGAACGGGTATATCCTCTTTATGAATCCGCTGCCGACTGCGCGGCCTTAAAATCCGCCCAACTCAGCTTCTTCTCGGGAATCGCCGGTCGCGTTTTCTTCGACGCCTTCACCGACGCCCGCTTCTCCTTTGCGCCTTGCTCCGCGTCTAAATTCTCCGACCTCTTCAGCGCACTATCCACATAAATACTCTTCAAAATCTTACCGACCTCAAATGACCCCTCGTGCTGATCCAGCTTTCCATCTTCGATCTCTCGCAATATTTTAATCATTTTGTAGAGAAGATTTAGGTCGATTTCGCCGTTCTTCAATCGGTTATACAAATCGGTGTAATACGTAAATAAAAAGGCACACCGAGAGACGCATATCGCGTCAAATTGTTTCGGGTTTGATTTGGCTAAACGTGAATAATCCTGTTTAAGTTTAATCATCGTCGTTACGTCTAAATAAATTTGCGAACTGTGCTTGACACGACGAATCACCTCGGTGTGGTCTTCGGTTCCATTTGCGTCGATTAATTTCTGAAGGTGAATACGCTGATCGTCGTCCATGATTGAATGCGCAGGGTGATGGCGAGGTATATATATACTAGATGAATAGTATTTAGACTTTATTCAAACGCGAATATTTTATTCGTATTATATATACTCATCGCCGCGTATTTAAATACTCGTTCTCATCATGTCTATCAAAGTTCAAGAAGCACCACAAGCCCCTAGTTACGCTGCGGCGAATATTCAAGTTAATGCGAATATTGCGACACCACAAGCTGCGATGGCGTCTGTAACTGCGCAGCAAAGCCAACTGAATGCTGTAAATGCCTTATCGGGTGGGCGTCATCGCGGCACTAAACACCGCCACAGCCACCGCCGCCGCGCCCACACGCTGAAGCACAAATCGTTTATTCGGACGTATAAAGGCCGTCGTTATGTTCCAAAAGAACAGACGGGAGGTTCATCTGCCGCATCAAACAGCGAACAAATACCAGTTCCACAAGTAGGACCGTTATGTTCAAGCGGCACTCAATGCGCTGGTGTTCAAAATGCGAATTTTACCTCTTTACACAATCAAGCGAATTCATATAGCATTAATGATGGGTATATGGCAACTGGTGGCGGCCGAGGGCAACGACGAAGCCAGCATAATAAACGCGCCAACAGCAGCAGCAGCAGCAGCCATCGGCACCACCACCACCACCACCATCATGCGACGACGCATCATCGCAAAACCAAAGACCATTCACTTACATCAACCATCGCATATAATATCAAAAAGGTATTGCGAAAGATATTTACGTAGAGCATATCATAGATATTATATGCGTGTAATATAACTGAAGACGTATTCATACCGTCAATAACATCGTGTAATGAAATCCACAGATATCATATTTACAATAATCATTATTGTCATATTTCTCGGGTTATACCTTTCCAATATTTTAGCGATTGGGATGAAAAAAGTAAAAGACAACTGGCCGTTATACAGATGTAGCCCTGCGGTTATGCCATTTGCGAAATTGTTCGGTCATGATGTGGGAGATAACTTTATGCAGTGTATCCAGACGACGCAAAGCAGCTATATGGAATATCTGATGTTGCCACTGAACCATGTGATATCATTAGTAGGCGGCGTCGCTACCAAAATAGTGAAAGACACGGAAAATATTCGCGGGTTTATCGGTAGTCTGCGTGATAAGATTATGAATATCGTAAAAAACATATTCGGCGTATTTTCCAATATTTTAATCGGATTTCAGCGCATTATTATCTCGATGCGGGATTTAGTGAATAAATTGGCGGGAATATTCGCAACTCTTATGTTTGTCATGTCAAGCGCACTTATGGTAATGAAAAGTTTATGGGGAGGTATATTTGGGCAAATGGTGCGTTCGTTGGGGCGATAGTATGCCGCCGCCTACCACCGACTTACCAGCTAATTTATCTAACGCTCATTTATAAATAACAAACCAGAGAGATGACATACGAACGTGGTGCTATCATGTTGGCGCATTCAGCCATGATTGGAATTGTGGTTTATATGATGATGCGATACCTATTCAATCAATCGCCATTTGTTGCGGAGGATCGCTCTATCGTAATCGCTGCCTTTGTCCTTATTTATATGGTGATGTTTGGACATGGCATGCCGAAGCAACTGAACAGAAATCTCTCGTTTATTAGCTAGCGAATTAAGTGAAGCGCGCGAAATGACCGAAACGACCGAAACGACCGAAACGAGCCAACCCAGTAATATACAAATATAACTAAAATATATCTGTATATACGATAAAGTTATTATGGTGGATAATATACTCGCCGTTATAATTTCGGGAGCGAAAGATTATCTCATCGATTTAGGCATTATATCAAAAAACGTAAGTGATCGTGTTCTCAATAAAGCTACATCTACTGTTCGACAATCAATATTCGAATCCCTACAAGATTATTCGAAACAAGGAAGCTCCAAATTAGACGAAAAACTAGAAAAACTGAAGAAACAGCCTATTATTGAACGACTTAATTATTTATACGGCGACAAGACATTTTCAGGTCGTTATGGTATTGATATTATCAAGGTATGCCTTGTTATTTTTATTTTTATGTCGGCCGTCACTTATTTTCAAATTCAGAACAAGCTTTTAGAGGTGAAACGCGATTGGCCAGAATATAGATGTCGGCCAGATGTAATGCCATTCGCCGGTTGGATTAACGCACCAGAAGGTGTGAGTCCGATGGAATATACGAAACAAAACTTCATGGAGTGTAGCGCAAATACCACAAAAGGTGTGTTTGACCGCCCTATGAGTATGGTATATGTGATTTTCAATGTCATTATGGGAATATTTAAAAATATATTGGGTGTCATTGAGAAGATTAGGCTGCTATTTAATCGCATGCGAGATGCTCTCAAAAACATATTTTTGACGGTATTCTACCGTATCCAGAACATTATTATTCCGATTCAAAATATGCTTATCAAGATGGTGGATTTCTTTGAAAAAATAAAAGGTATATTAGCAACATTTTTATTGACATTCGTCGGGGCCTTATGGTCGTTTTATTCTCTCATCGGTTCCATTTATGAACTGGTGATTATCATTTTGATTATTATGATGATTGTAATTATTGTTCTTTGGTATATTCCTTTTGTAGGGTGGGTGCTCGCAATTGCGGCTATCGCGGTTTTTCTAACGATTGCGATACCACTTATTTTATTAGGGATTGTATCACGGCAAATAACCCGACAACGAACAAGTCGCATGCCCTCCCCCGATGATTGATTCATTTTAGGAATAACGCGAAACACCGACCATCATCCGAATAGGAACGAATTATAATCTATTTATTTATTATAATTATAGTCCAATCACTAAAAGAATGAATTATAAACTTATTTTACTCGTCCTAGTGACGTTGTTTATTGGCGCCAACTTGATGTGTAGTTGTTGCCGATATCCGGTCTTTGATTACTTGATGGGTCGCGGAATGAAAGAAGGCCTCACATCAAGTGACGCTGGAACACCTGGTTCCAAGCAATCGACGAATACCGCCGCCAAGGATGTAGTCAAAATGGTAAATCAAGAAAGAACTGTTCCGGATATTGTTGCTGCTACCGCGGCTACGGTTGATAAAGCGAAAAAGGACGGAATGGCGGGAAGGATCGAAGGGTTTTTTGACGCTGGCGGAATTCCCACTGCGTTTATGACGGGAGTAAATGCCGTTACTGGCGGAGTAAATCAAGGGGGTAAAGCCGAACCTGCGCCGCGTCAAGAAGCCATCCCTGTTAAAAAGGACGGACGCGAAGGTATGGCGGTTATGGGTTCTGATATAAATGAAGTCCAAAACGGTGATGTTGCGGGTATGTGGGTCACGAAAGCCCAGACCTACGCTTCCGAGTTTGGATATGGCGTCATGAACAACACCGGCAGCGCTTATACCGCCGACGAACCTCTTAAGAACGGAGAAATGGTTATTTTTGCGAAGAATAAGTTCAAGCCCGAATGTTGCCCAGCGCCTTATTCATCAAGCACCGGTTGTGTCTGTATGACTCCTGAGCAAATCAACTACTTGAATACTCGTGGAGGCAACCGGACGTCAGACTCAGGTGTTTGAAACATCACAGCAATATGAAAAAAATTGAAATGTTTTTTTTCATATGATACATATCACAGTTACATCGCAAGAAACAGAAATCAGAATGTCCATCTCCAACACCAGAAACCCAACCAAGGCCTTCATCATTCCTCCCCACATGAATGGCGCCAAAGACCTCAAAAACTACATTGACGAAATTACCATCGCGAAGCAAAGAATTCGCGATGAATTCGATCGAGACCTCAAAAAGCCAAATGCCGTTGTCGAAAAAAAATACAAAACCGGCCAAAGTCACAACTTCAGAGCAGAAATGGCTGCCGTTGAACACCGCAATTTCATCTACGAACGCCAGCAATTGAACCAAAAAAGCGCCTTCTTACAGGAGGAAGAACGGATGAATGGTCTGTTGTCGAAACTTGACGGCATCCGAATGATGCTCGTGACAAACAAACAAATGAGAAAAACAACGGTGAAGACCATGAAACGAATCATCGCCGGCAAAAAACAGGCATTGAAATCACTGCTACCGCCAGTAGATATCGCGTTGGCTCGCGGCTACGGCATTGACATCGAGCAGGAAAACCGCGACAACGAAGACGACCTCACAATCATTCAACTGAAAAACCTCATCAATACCATGAAACAAAACCATCAAACAATCGCACGCAATCTTCTGGAGCAAGCACGCACAACCATGATGGATTTGCGTCGTCACATCCTCAAATTCAAACTCGCGGCAGAAAACACCATCAATGAAATCGTGAATCATGCGAAAAAGTGCCGCACATTCATCGCAAATTTGCTCCGTCTTGACCTCATCGAGTACTGCGCAACTGTGTGGTGGTTCGAAACCCAGAAAGACTCCATGGACCAAACCCAATACTACGTCTCGGTTGTTGATTTTGACAGTCCCAACGATTTTGACGCGAGTCGCCCACAAAAACCCTCCAACGCATTTCCACATTCACAGTCGTCGAACTTGAAAATTCATGTCCGTGGTCTTCAACAAACAAGCAACCGCGAGGTTCTCATGCACGATTTCGTTTTGGACAAAGAGCTCGAGGAGACAATTCTTACAGAAGAAGCAGTTCAAGCGTTCGAACGCATTCTGACACCAGAACAGCAACAGCAACAACAGGAACAAGAAGAAGGCTACATGAACGAGGGTGAAGAACCAGCATGGGCCTGAAAAATCAAACGAAGAGATCGAGGAACGCGCTCATCAGGTAAGTATTTTTTTTACAGATGCCAAAATATCATCACTAACATCTTTTATCGACTTAACCAGAATAGGTTCTCGGATAATATCCAAATACTCTTGGTCTGTCATACGTTTCATTCTCTCGATCATCGCGCTCATATCCTCCGCCGTCGCCTCATTATTTAAATGAAGAAACCTGCGAGGATTAAAAAACTCGCCGACACACGAGGTCCCCCAATAGACTGGAATGACGCCAGCCCGAAGACCATTCACTAATTTTTCAGTAATATAATACGGCTTGTCGTTGTTTTCCATAGTAATCGCAAACTTACCCCTCTTGTAAAAATCAACCATTTCAACAGAGTTATAACTACCGGGCACAACAAACCCGACGTTGTTTTCAAATTTACCGCCAGAGAAAACGGTCATCTGAGGTCTTATTGTATTGAAGAATTCCAATCTCTCCTTTCCATGATTTCCATTTGATACAATAATGGACGCATGATTCGGCGGAATTTCACTAGGTATAGGTCTATCCTCGTTTTCAATCTCCTTCAAAATACTAGGATTTGTTAGTAAAAATATTACGAACAATGGACATTTCACAAAGTTGTCATGCGTATCTTCAAATCCTAATACACAGTCAAAGTCGGCGACATTTTGAATTTTAAAATATTCAGACTCGCCTGTAAATAAAATCGTTGCCCTCCACTTTTTATATTTTAGATAAGAGTGATTTCCAAATATAGATTCAACGAGTATAGTTGCGCAGTCAGGGCTTTTCGATACATGAATTGGCACATTGAATGTTTTTTCAAGAAGTTGAACAAAGAACGAACAATCCACTATATCGGTCTTTTCAATAAACCCCGGCCAGAAGTTATTAAAAAAGACGGAAATTGGCAGTGAAGAACTCATAGGATGCGGTATTCTATTTATTGACATAAAAAATTCTTTATATATTCTTTTACTGCGAGCGCGCATTCACATTCACATTCACATTCAATACTTACAGATACAGACTCAAATTCACACGCTTGTCATCGTTGGCTTGCTTGACCAACTTATCCACGACTTCATTCGTCACTGCGAAGGGAAACGCGACCTTCAGTGACATCTCTTTCTCGAAGAGGGGGGTGTCCGGCTTAATGAGACGATACAAATTCAACTTGCGATGAACAACTTCCAAGCAGCGCTTCAGGTTGCGGACTCCTTCCTCCTTCTCGGTGTAGTTCTCGACAATGTGCTCGATCACTGAATCTGGGATCGCGATATCACCTTGACGAAATCCGACCTCCTCGCAAATCTTGGGGATGAGATACTTCTGCGCGATTTGCGTCTTGTCCTTCTTGTTGTAGCCGGACGTATTGATGCGATACATCCTGTCGAGCAGAATCGGATTGACCTTGCTTTCGTCGTTGTAGCTGAAGATGAAGAGACACTTGCTCAAGTCAAAGTCGATCTCCGCAAAGTAGCGGTCGTGGAACTGCGAGTTCTGACTTGTGTCGGTAAGGTGTGTCAGGATGCCGACGATTTCCTCGCCCTTGGCAGTTTCACTGATCTTGTCGAGCTCGTCGAAGTAGATGACGGGGTTCATTGAACCGCACTGGATGATGATTTCGACGATCTTGCCCCAAGTGCTGCCTTCGTAAGTGTAGGAGTGACCCTCCAAGAAACTGCTGTCCGTAGCACCACCGAGCGCGATGAATGCGAAGTCGCGACCGAGGATTTTGCTGATACCCTCCTTCACGAGGGACGTCTTGCCGGTTCCCATCGGACCCTTGATTGCGATAGCGCTGCCCATCGCAGCCGGATTGGAAATCCACTGACCGACCATCTGCATAATTTGGAGTTTCGCATCGTTGAGGCCATACACCGCTTGGTCGAGTGTAGTTTTGGATGCTTCCATGAACTCGCTACAACGCGCCAGTCCGTCTTCGATGGTGAGGGGGAGGTTCTTTGTTTTGTTGAACGGAATTTTCATGAAGGTATCCACCCAGTTCTTCACCTTGTAATACTCACCACAACCGGGCTCCATGTGACGGAGTGAATTGATTTTCCGCATCGCAATTGCCTTGAACGCGATAGGAATATCGGTCTCTAGAAGGGAAAGTCGGTATGGTTTCTGAATGATGCTGACTGCGTGGATTTGTTTCAGGTCGGCGATGACCTTCTGTTGCTCAGCGGGAGTCATATGGCGGCGGAAGTAGCGAAGGTCGTTCGTGGAATTCTTCTTTCGCAGAAGGGTTTTGAACTCCTTCACATTCAACTTGTCGCGCTTCTTTTCATCGGCGCGAAGCTGGTGCTCGATGTCGCGCTGCTTCTGCTTCATATCTTCTAGTTGTTTCTTCATGAACTTGTTGTTCGCGAGCGTGGCGTTGCCGGCCATTGTTTCGGTAAGCGACTGGATCGTCTCTTTGATTTCTGTGAGGTTCTTCTTGTTCTTATCACAACGCAGCTCCATTTCCTTCTGATGTTTCTTGTGACGCGCGATTTCAGCCTCGCTGCTGTCGTCGCTGTCATCATCATCATCACTGAAGTAATCGTCTTCGTCGTCGTCTTCGCTATCATAGTCTTCGTCGCTGTCGTCATCTTCGTCGCTGTCATCTTCGTCGTCGTCACTGTCTTCGTCATCGTCGTCGTCGTCGTCCTCGTCGTCGTCACTGTCTTCTTCGATATTTTCATTGTCCTCGTCTTCGTCGTCTTCGCGGTCCTCGTCTTCGTCGTCTTCACGGTCGTCCTCGTCGTCACGTCTTGATTTCTTTCGAAAGATACTCATTTTTCCTTTTCCTTTTCCTTTTCCGTTGCTGTTGGCAATCGCGGCGGCAATCACCGATGAAGCAAGCGCCTCGGCAATTTTTCCAACCACTCGATTGGCAGCTTCAGTTTTGTTTTTTTTGGTAATGGCGGCGCTGCTTCCGCGACGCTGTGGCACAGAAATCGATACGGACGAAGCCGATGAAGAGTTTCCTTCTTCCGACTCGGATCCAGAGCCAGTATCTGATTCAGGAATACCTTTGTTGTCTTCGTCGTCGCGGTGTTTCTTATACGTGGGCTTCTTGCCGAGAATTCCACTGGTCTTCTTGTTCTTATTGATGTTCTTGATGATAAATGGCGACATATTCGGGCTGATGTTGGATCGTTGTTGTTGGTGGTTGATGTGTAAATCCATTTCAATTTTTTTTGGATGCTATTGTCATTCGAAACAATTTTTTTTGGATGCTATTGTCATTCGAAATCCCATAAAATTGAAAACAATCTAAATATTATAGTAGGTATATAAGAAGACCGAACACGAAAGGTTTCATAACAACAACGATGGCAATGAATACTCCCGTTTCAAAAATCATCGGAATACAGTTTAGTATTATGTCTCCAGAGGAGATTCTCAAAGGATCCGTCGCTGAAATTACCAATCGTGAAACATATGTGAATAATAAGCCTGTGATCGGCGGTTTGTTTGACCCGAGAATGGGTCCGATTGATCCCGGCGTCATTTGCCCGACCGATGGATTGGATTATATGAAATGCCCTGGCTACTTTGGGCATATCAAGTTGGCGCGCCCCGTGTTCTATTACCAATATCTAGGAACGATTCTCAAAATCCTGCGCTGTATTTGTATCAAGTGTAGTGCGCTTCGTATGAGCAAATCCGCCAACAAACAACTACTTTCCCTGCCAGCCGACGAGAGATGGAGCCACGTGTTCCGTATTGCGAGCAAAATTAAGAGATGCGGTGAGGATACCGAGACTGGCTGCGGATGTCTTCAGCCCACTCGCATAACCACGAAGGCGGGACTAGGCAAAATTTACGCAGAATGGGACAACGTGAAAGGAATTTTAGAAGAGACTACTGCCGCAAGCATCGCGGGTAGCGCGGCGGAGGCCGACAAGGATGGGTCGCTCTCTATGAAACTCACCCCCGAAATCGTGATCAAAATCTTTCGCAGAATCAGCGATGAAGATGTAGAGTTTATGGGATTTAGTCCGATTTTCTCGCGGCCCGACTGGATGGTTTGTCAGGTTCTCGCGATTCCGCCCCCCGCTGTAAGACCGTCGGTGAAAATGGACGGTTCGCAGCGCAGTGAGGACGACATTACCCATATCATCGTCAATATCATCAAAGCAAATACGACGCTTCAAGACAAAATCAACGAAGGTGCGCCGGCAAATGTGATTGATGGCTGGCACATGATGCTTCAGTATTACGTCGCGACCCAAGTCAATAATAATATTCCGGGTTGCGCACCGGTCGCGCAAAGGTCAGGTCGTCCGCTGAAATCGATTCAGGAACGCTTGAATGGGAAGCAGGGTCGTGTTCGCGGGAATTTGATGGGAAAACGTGTGGATTTTTCGGCGCGTTCGGTCATTACACCGGACCCCAACCTGTCGATTCGCGAACTCGGCATTCCACTGAAAATTGCGAAGAATATTACGAAGCCGGTTGTTGTGAATGACCGGAACAAGAAATTCCTGATACGATTGGTGCGTGCGGGTCCAGATGAGTACCCAGGTGCGAAGATTCTGGAGCGGAAGACGGGCGAATCCATTTCGCTTCGTTATGCCGACCGCGCAAATATTGTGCTGAATAATGGCGACATCGTTCATCGACACATGATGGACGGCGACGCGATTCTCTTCAATCGTCAGCCGACACTTCATAGGATGAGCATGATGTGTCATATTGCGCGGGTGATGTATCAGGGAGATACGTTTCGTATGAATGTGGGTTGTACGAAACCTTATAATGCAGATTTCGATAAACATCTCTGTCGGAAACAGGAGGCGTGAAAAGCGTGTTACCTCCTAGTCGGATGGCGTGTATGTGCGTGCGTAAGTGCGTGCGTGTGCGTCGTGCGGCGAAACACCTTGTTGCTGGAAACCCCTTAGAGTCTTTACTACCACTTTCGGACGGAAACGTCTGCGAGGAACTCGTTTAATTGACGAACCCAACGGTAATAATGTAAAGAATTGGGCAATCAGCAGTGTTACTTCCTACGGTCGCAAAAATGCGCATGTATATGCGTATAGGTTAGACTATGGAGGGCACTCAGAGACTGAACCGGTGTTGGTGTGCGATGATGAACTAGCCATTCTGAGCGCGTCTAAGATACAGTCCAACCTCTTGGGAAACCTTGAGGATATTCATCGGGAGATGAAATGAACCTTCACATGCCGCAGGATGATGAGTCCGAGATCGAGTTGCGCCACCTGGCCGCAGTTCCCTACCAACTCATCAGTCCTGCCAACAATAACTCGATTATCGGCGTATTCCAAGACTCGCTGATCGGGTCTTACTTATTTACGCGCGAAAATATCAAATTTACGCCGAGAGAGGCGATGAACTTGCTCGCGGCCTACCCTCGCGTGAATGAAACGCTATTCAAGAGCGGCGAAGACGTGAGCAACTTCGATGTCCTGTCGCAGATCCTGCCGCCTTTGACGCTGAAATACAAGAAGAAAGCATTCGGCGAGAAGAACCCGAATGAGGACTACGCGACATCCAATAATGTCGTTGAAATCCGCAATGGGCGAATGATCCGCGGTCAAATCGACAAGAGCGTGCTTGGTGGAGGCGGTCTTGGTCTTATCCAGCGCGTCTGTAATGATTTCGGAAATATCGCGGCGTCAGACTTCATCGACGGGCTTCAGAATATTATTACGGAATACATGAAGTCGCATGCGTATAGTGTCGGTATTAGCGATCTTATTGCGAATAAGACGACGAATACACAGATTGCGGATGTCATTACGAAGAAGAAGACGGAGGTGAAGAACCTTATCGACCAAGTCCATCTGGGGATTTTCGAGAATAAGACGGGAAAGTCGAATGAGGCGGAGTTCGAGGCGAAGGTGTCGAATATTCTGAATACTGCGACGAGCGAGGCAGGCGGAATCGGAACAAAAAGTCTGAACTCGGCCAACCGTTTCATCGGTCTCGTGCTTTCTGGTTCAAAAGGCAGTGACATTAATATTTCACAAATGATTTCGTGCCTTGGACAACAGGCGATTGAAGGCAAGCGTATCTCATACGGATTTGACAGCAGGACACTGCCGCATTTCAACAAGTTCGATGACGGACCTCTGGCGCGCGGATTCATCGAGAGTTCGTTTATTTCGGGATTGTCGCCGGAGGAGTTGTTCTTCCACGCGATGGGTGGTCGTATTGGTTTGATTGATACGGCGGTGAAATCTGTTACATGGGAAACGCCGATTGTCGTTGTTGAGAATGAAGTGCCCAAATATGTCAAGATTGGCGAGTGGATTGACGCTCACCTAGCGGTAGAATCCGCCGCAAATAAGATTCAGTATATGACTGAACAGAATATGGAATACTTGGAATTGACGCATCCTATCAAGATTGTTACGATGGATTATGATGGAAATGTATCATGGGAAACCATCACAGCGGTTACTCGTCACGACCCTGGCGATAAGCTCTTTAAAATCAAAACCAAGGCTGGGCGTTATGTCACTGTCACCGCAAATAAGTCGCTTCTTGTTTGGAACGACGAACTCAAGCAGTTCCGCGAGAAATACACCGAAGAAATCAAGGTTGGCGATTTCGTTCCTGTCGCGAAGAATGTCTGTGATTACAGCACGGCGGCGGATGGCGGGGACGACGCGGAGGCAGAGTTCGAACGTGGTGTTCGAGCCGGTGAATTAATTGACACCCAAATACCAGCAGAGGCTTACATCACCGGAAAAGAATATGTAAGAGGACTTCTTACGTCTTACATTCCAAAACATATTTCGGCTTCGTCTTCTATGTTTGAAATTAAGTTAAGTAATGAACGTATAACAGAAGATATCGCATTCTTATGTTCTCGTCTGGATATTCATGCGGAGATTCATTCATCTACGACGTTGATTATTCGCGGTTCAAATGAGACAAAAATAGCACATCTACTACAAATGAAGGATGCGATATCGGGTGCTACTACAGATGAGCAACGCACCCTCAACGACGTCATCCTAGACGAAATCGTTGAAATAACAATGGTGGATCCCGCGCTTCACCCAAAGATGTATGATTTGACAATTCCCACGACACTCAATTTCGGTCTCGCCAACGGGCTTCAAGTCCGCGATACCTCCCAAACCGGATATATTCAACGTCGTCTCATCAAGGGCATGGAGGATCTCAAAGTCGAATACGATATGACAGTCCGCAACGGCAAGCAGCGCATCATTCAATTCACCTACGGTGATGATGGTATCGACACAATCAAGGTGGAGAATCAGTCGTTGCCCCTTGTCGCAATGAGCCTCGATGAAATCTACGCCCACTTCCATATGCCACTCGACAATTCCAGCGACACGCAAGAAAGCGCGGTTACGGCATTCACGAAGACTGCTTATGCGAAGATGAAGAAGGAAAAGGCCGCAACAATGAAGAAAATACGCGACCTCATCGATTACATGATTGAAATGCGTGACCTTATCATCGAGCATGTATTCAACCGCTTGGATAACAAAAATGTTCAGATGCCGGTGTCTTTCGTTCATATCATTAATAATGTTCAGGCACAGCAACAAATCAACCAGAATTCGATGGTGGATATAACTCCGATTGAGGCGATGGATATGATATCCGCTGGATTTCGTCAATTAGAGACATTGTATTATTCGCCACCGACGGTCCTGTTCAAGGTAATGTACTATTATTATCTGTCGCCGAAAGAACTCCTTCTTGTAAAACGGTTCAACCGAAGCGCGCTTTCCATCCTGATTAGCGTAATCAACCTTCAATATAAGCGCTCGATTGTTGCGCCGGGTGAGATGGTCGGAATGGTATCTGCCCAGAGTATTGGCGAACCTACTACCCAGCTAACTCTGAATACGTTTCATTCTGCTGGTGTTGCGTCCAAGTCGAATGCGACTCGTGGTGTGCCGCGTATTGAGGAAATCTTGTCGCTTTCTGAAAACCCGAAGAACCCGTCGATTACTGTGTATTTCAAGGAAGATGATGAGAACACGCCGGAACGCGTCCAAGAATTCATTCCTCTGATTGAGCATACAAAATTGGCAGAAGTGGTGCTCAGCGTGGAAGTATGCTTTGACCCAGATGACCTGAATACGCTTGTGGAGCAAGACCGCGCGGTTATGTCGCAATATCAGGAGTTTGAGAAATTGATTGAAGAATGTGTGCGTGACTCGGTGGTTGCTGCGACGTCGGGAGTTCCGGATGTGCCGGGGGGTGGCGCAGCAGCATCGGCGTCGTCGGCGGCGGCATCGGCGTCTAAATCCAAGTGGATTATTCGCATCAAGATTGACCAAGAGGCCATGTTGGATAAGAAACTCACGATGGATGATATTCACTTTGCGATCAAGAATAGCTATGGCAATGAAGTATCCTGCGCCTTCTCGGATTATAATGACGACAATCTAGTGTTTCGTCTTCGTATGGAGAATATCGCACAGAACAAGAAATCGGGCGGCGGCGCCGGAGGCGGAAATAAACAAAACCCGCTCGACCAGTCCGACCACATTTATATGATTAAAGGATTCCAAGACCAGCTGTTGAATAATATCGTGCTTCGTGGTGTGAAAGGGATTAAGAAGGTGATGCTCCGCAAAATCAAGAACACGCTTGTAAAGGCGGATGGTGTATATACGAAGAAGGACAGTTGGGTGCTGGATACAACCGGCACAAACCTAGTTCATATGCTCGGGTTGGATTATATTGATACGAAACGCACGGTAAGTAATGATATTCAGGAAGTGTATCGCGTATTTGGTATTGAAGCAGCGCGCCAAGCAATTTATAATGAACTCGCGGAGGTGTTTGACGATTCACCCATCAATTATCACCACGTGTCTCTGTTGTGCGACCGCATGACTGTATCGTCGTCGATGATATCCATCTTTCGTCACGGAATCAACAGTGACGATATTGGCCCGCTTGCGAAGGCGTCGTTTGAAGAGACGCCGGAGATGTTCTTGAAGGCGGCGCGCCATGCGGAGTTGGACCCGATGCGTGGTATTTCGGCGAATGTGATGTGTGGTCAAGAAGGGTATTATGGGACAAGTGCGTTTCAGGTGCTCGTGAATATCGACGAAATGATGAAACAAGAAGCGGTAGAGTATCGTCATACTGACGCGAATGAAGAGATTGATGCGGCGTTCAAGGCGAATTCGTCGGTTGGGTTGGATACGGATAAGTGCGGTATTCCGAAACTGGCAATACAATCGTGTGTGGATAATGTGAAGAAAGTCCGACTTGGAAAGGTGGATGATGACTATGATATCGGGTTTTAAACTTTAGACGGACGATCACGACGACTGCGACGACTGTGAGCACGACCGCGACTGCGACTGCGACTGCGACCGAGAGTGCGTTTGACATTCATGCGTCGGCGTGTGTGTCGGCGTCGGCGTATTGGCGTTCCTCCGCCTATTGGCTTCATCGTCTTCGTCGCTAGTCCTATAATATTATTTGACGGATTATTCAAGTTATTCATTATTTTATTTATTTTATTGGAGTCGGATGGATCTTTCAATGCCGAAATACAAGTAAAGGGTGGATTGATCGGGTCGAACGCATCAAAGTCGTTGTCTATTTTCCACCCACCGGGGCAAATCGGGTCACCGCCTTCAGGGTTTGTCGTCGGTTTTGGCCTACCTTTTTCATCAAGCCCGTTGTTATTGTCTGTTTCTTTATTTTTGTTAGATGTCACCATTTATTCGAATATTTACTATATAATAGTCATACTAAATATTCATTCACCGTGTATCAAATCAGTACCGCATTTCTCCGTTTCTCGGTTTATAAATGCGTCTTCACAACGATACAGTCATGGTCATGGTCATGGTTATTATTTAATTTGCGACAGGAACGGCCTGACCTCACCCGCCGCTTTGAAGGTGGCGGCGGCCAGAGCGAGAGCGAGAGCGAGAACGACGTTGAGATTTGCTGCTACGACGGGTTGTGGCGGAGGCGCGACGTGAAGGACGGCCACGAGTGCGACCGCTGGCACGACGAGAACTGGATTTAGGCATGTATATACAATATTAGTATTTTAATTTTATGGATGGAAATAAAAGTAAAAATGCTCCTTACGGGGCTCGAACCCGTGACCTCGGGCACATAAGACCCGCGCTCTAACCAACTGAGCTAAAAGAGCGTAATTAGTGTGAAATACAAGAGCAGTTATGCTGTCATACCCACTTAACTTATATCCTTATATTTAAGTCCTTTTATTCATCCAACAACATCAACGCCATCGCCGCGTAATTATGTAAATCAATAAGTGTGTCTCGTATGCCTTCGTCACTGACTAAATTCACGCCATTTTTGGTAATCGACATTGACCTCTGGAGTTTATCTTCAATCCGCATGAGAACACCAATTACGCCATATTTCGCAAACGCATCGCCATAATCTGCGTTTTTACGTCTAAATAATTCCAATGCTTCCGATTGGACTGCGATCATCTGCTGAACTCTTTTTCCGTCTTCCATCGTATAATGCTTATGCTTATGCTTATGCTTATTCTTATTCATATAAACAATACGTGTTTATATGATTTTGAAAAAATACCGACAACCCGGATCGAACGAGTGACCTCAGGGTTATGAGCCCTGCGCGCTACCCCTGCGCCACATCGGTAAAACAAATATCCTAGAATGAAGTGAAGATGCTGCGTTTATAGCGTCCAGCTTGACAATTACCACCTGTAGGTATCGATCCCACACCGTTCTTGTAATGAATAAGAAGATAACCATCTGACTTTCGGACCGACGATGATTAGTCGTCAGTAAAGTAGATGTCAGACGATAAAACGTCCGCCGTGGAAGTGGTTTAAAAT